TTTGTGTCGTGGCGGCCGCTGGGTGGTCGGTTTGGATCGCATTCACCCCACGGCAGACCTTTCTCCTCGTTTGGAATGGCTTTGGGGCGACGAACTCGAACCGCAAGACGGAGTTTAATGATAAACCTCACCACCTGGACCGAATTCGAGCGCACAGGTCGCATCACCCCGGAACTCATCCAGGGCTTGATCGAGTACGCCCTAGAGCTTGGCAGAGACATGGCCGCAGTCTCCGACCGACAGCATAAGGCGAACCGACATTTCCCCCGGCCAATGCTCCAGAGCCATGCGCTCGGCCTCAGCCTGGATAGTCTCCAGGGGTGTGCCGTCCGAAAATTTCAGGGTCCGGAAATGAGCGGCCTCGACGTTACGCACGCGAGCGAGGACGTAGAGCAGTCCCGGGTGGTCGGGGTCTCGGTGGGGATGCAGGGTAAGAGTTTGCATAGGGCCACAGTATCGGTCCCGCATGGGCTGTAAATTACTATTCGAGGGCTGGTTTCAAATGCTGCAATGGATTCACGATTTCAAAGAGTTACTGCATGACACGGTGTTCGGGAATTCGACTCTGCCCGCCAAGGCCATCGCGCCAAAACTCGGTCTCGAATATGCGAACCTTTCGCGGCAGGTGAACCCCGACGACACAGGGGCACGATTTGACGCTGCGATGATCGCCCCGCTCATGCATGTCACGCAGGATTACCGTCTGCTCCATTTTCAGGCTGCGTGCCTCAACCACCGTGCACGTCCTCTCGGGGCGCTCCCCGTTCCCAACGGAAACCATCTGCAACGCCATGTCGCGCTCGATGCCGCCGTTACAGCGTTCAAACGCCTGGATGCAGCGGGGGAGAGTAGCGAGGTGCTCATCGCGGCCATGGATGAGATTGCCAATGCGGCCGAGATCGTGTGCGCGTTGGCCAGGGCCAGGGACTACGGACAGCCTGTCGAAGACGCGATGATCGGGCGGGCGCTGTTTAAGAGGGGGCTTTGATGGACCTCACAAGCGGTATTGGATCGCCAATCGGACACGCGCTTCAGCCGTCCAGCGTCATCAGGGCCGGACGTGCGGCCGAAACGCATGGCGACCGCATGGCCAACGGGGAACCGTTTCATTGCCCTCGTGGAGCCAGCGAAGCGCCTGTCGACCCCAAGCAATGCGCCGAGATGTGGCGAGCCAAGATATCTCCCTGTTTGAGCGAGGCCTACGGCGCCTGCTTTATCGGCGCAATCAACGACACAAAATTCCCGGAGGACCACGTGGGCGGAAAATACGACTATTGTGCCAATCTCGATTGTCCGAACAAGGGAAAGAAGATGGCCCTTCCGGCCAAGGGGCTGTGCGGGGTCTGTTACAAGCGGGTCCTCTCCGGGAAAATGGAGTGGCCGCCGAAGCCGTTGTCTGCCGATCCATTGGAGATGCGGGAGTGCCCTGAGGATACCCATCCCACGACGGCGGCTCAGGACGTGACGTGCTATGATGCGGCAGAGGAGATGGCGGCGCAAGCAGTTGGCTGGGACCATACGGAGGAGGACCCCGACCTCCCCGAGGATCTGGACCGACCATTCGAGGTGGCCGGGGTCCGCTTTTCTCCCGTCTCAAGCAAGCCCGTTGCCACGCAAACACCCGTCGTCACTATCCGCAATAGCGCCATCATCGCGTTTTCTGCCGCCGCTGCCGAACGGTATGGTCTCCGCGAATACGCTTATGCCCGCCTGGTCCCTTCTGAGGATAGAACCGTGCTGGGCATTAAGTTCCTCTCTTCCAACCGTCCCGGCGCCCACCTCGTCCAGAAAAAGGAGCATTCTGGCGCCGTCATTTCCGCTCGGGCGTTCCTACGAAACATGCCGGCCATCGTCGGGAAAAAGGCCATCCTGGAGCCGACCGAATGGACCGGGTTTTTTATGGTCCGGTTTGGCGGGGCGCAGCAATGACACACTCTCTCGGCGACCTCCTCGATGAGGCTAAGCAGGTTGTTACAGGGGAAAGGCTGGATATCCACGGCGACCCCGAAAACAGTTTTACCCTCATCGCCGGCTACTATTCAGCTTTTTTGTCGCATCGCCTGGGCATTCCTGTCGCCCTCACACCCCTTGATGCTGTCAATATGGCCATACTGTTCAAACAGGCGAGGAAGCTCGGCCAGAAGCCGCATCGCGACAATTACCGGGATGCGGCCGGGTACGAGGCTATCGCGGCGGACAGGATGTTGGAGGTGGAGGAGTGAGCGACCACATCGCCGCCGCGCACGCTGACGCCTGCCGCCGGCATCCCGAGTTCCCGGATTCGCTGGACGCCATGGGGACGATCCTGGCCGAGGAACTGCTTGAGGTTTCCACGGCCGGTATGTTGGCCATGCAGGCGATCAACGATCACCGTGACGAGGGGCGGGCAATCGAGGACGTCCTGACGGAACTGCGGCACGTTGACGTGGTCGTGAAAAGGGCGCTCGAACGACTGGAAGGCGAGAAGGGCTAGAGACATCATGGCAGAATATAGGACAATGCGCGTCTCATTTTGGGACGACCCATATATTGAAAGTCTGCAACCTTTAGACAAGCTCCTATATATCTACCTGTTTACCAACCCTCACGTAAATAACCTGGGCATCCTCGACATCTCCCATAAAAAAATTGCATTTGAGACCGGCCTTGATGTTGGGGGTGTAGCCTCTGGCCTTTCTCTTATGGAAAATGACAAAAAGGTTGTTGTCGATGGATCGTTTATTTTCACTGTCAATTTCATCAAGCACCAGACAAACACCAGTCCAAAAATCCTCCTTTCCCTGAAAAGACAGTTTGAAGCTGTCGAAAGACTTAAAATCAAAAAGGAACTTTGCAAACGGTATCCTCAAATTTTCGGGGAACTCGATACCGTATCCATACCATCAAATACCGTATCCATACCCTGTCAGGAATTGGAAGGGGAATTGGAAGAGGAAGATAATAACAGGGTGTCCCCCCTACCCCCCAAGGGGGGTGAAGGGCCGCCTCATTTGCCGGCCTCGCCCGAAGATGACCCGGACTCCCTGGCCGAGGTCGAGATTTCCAGCCTCAACGACTGCACGATTGAGTTTCAGGATCTTGCGGAGGCCTACCAATCCGTTGGCGGCTGCGTGGACGTTGTCCCGGCCTACAAAGTCTTCGAGCCCATGCGCCGCAACTTTCCCCTGGCCAGGATCGTGGACGACCTGGAGCAGCGAAAAGACTGCGACCAATGGCGGCGAGGGAAAATCCCGAAGCTCTCGAACTACCTCACGGGCAGGGTTTGGCTGAATCCAATTCCCACGGCCCGGGCCAGCCCGACCCAGCCAAGCCTAACCCCACGGCAGCAGCAAACCGAGATGTTCAAGGGTATGGCCCAGGCCCTCAAGAGGGCGGAAGGAGTTGGAAATGGCGAAGGTTACGGCGGAAGACGTGTCGAAGGCGCTTTGCCGGCTGGCACTGTATTACCGCGATCCTGACGTGAACCCAGACACGCTGCCGGTGCTGGTCGAAGACTACCTCGAAGACCTGGGAGGGATGGAGCAGGAGCTTTTTAAGCTGGCCATCCCCGAAGCGCGTCGATCCTGCCGGTTTTTCCCGAAGTCCTGGGACATCCTGGAAGCAGCGAAGCGGGTTGTGCCGACGTACCGAGAGCTTCCTGCCCTTCCTACCTGGGACACGGACGTCGACGGGCAATATAAACGCAACATTGAGGGTGCGCGGAAAATCCTGGCCATGGTGAGCCAGGGGAAAAGGATGCCGCAAAGCAGGCCGCGCCAGGATGAAGAATGGGTGCAATGACCCTCCCCTGCTCAACCTGTCCGAAAATCCCCTGTGCCCATGTCGGCCTCTGCTTTGGCGTGACGTACTGGGACGGGAAGCCCGGCAAGGCAAAGCCATTGGAGCAGGTGGAAGAGTGTAAGTGGATCGAAAAGTGCCGGGAATGGTACAGGAGACAAAGATAGTGGCTGATTTGAACCGCTATGAGTGCATTGGGAGGGTGGGTAGCCTCAAGCTGTCCTATATGCCCAATGGCAATGCCGTGATGGACCTCTCCGTGGCTGTGGATAGAAGTTACAAGGGGCGAGACGGCCAGAAAGTTGAGCGCACCTTATGGGTCCGCGTGGAGGCCTTCGAGAAGCAGGCCGAGTTTATCGACCGCTGGATTCGCAAGGGCAAGCGTGTCCTGGTTCAGGGAGAAATGTCAGAACGGTCCTGGGAGGATAAGGACGGGAGCAAGCGCAGCCAGGTTGAAATCCTGGTCGGCGCGCCTGGTATGGGCGTGACTCCCATTGACTGGCCGGACAAGGATGAGCGGCAGCCGCAGAAACGGCGAGAGCCCCGGCAGGCGTCGGGAGGACGCGGGAGGCAGTATGAACCGCAGCCGGGAGAGCAGGATGGGCCGGCGTTTCCGAGTGAGGCCTCTGGCATGGACGACGTTCCGTTTTAATAATTAAACCAAGTATTTATAACATCAACCCGGCCTAGCCGGCAGGAGGAAAATAACATGCCCATGACTGACGAATTGCAGGCTGCCCTGGAGATCGTGAAGGCCCAGGCCGGGGCCCGGCCCATGACCGAGGACGAGATCGTCTCGATGATCGGGAATGTGGCACACGGCATCCAGGTCGCGGCCGGGACGATGCCGGTCCCCGATGCGGAGGAAAGTGCCTCCTCCTCGATGGATCCCAAGAAGGCCGTCAAGGAATCCAGCGTGACCTGCCTCGAATGCGGCAAGACGTTCAAGATCCTCACCAAGAAGCATCTCGCCGCCCACGGCCTGACTCCCGAGGAATACCGGGCCAAGTACGGCTACAAGAAGGGCGCGCCCCTGGCCGCCAAGTCGCTGCAACGGGAGCGGCGCAAGAAGATGAAGGACATGAAGCTGTGGGAGCGGCGGACCAAGAAGCCGGCGGAGCAGGCGGTCTAGTATGCCCCAGGAGCGCATGTCAGCCGCTCAGTACCGCGCCAGCCTCGGGTTAATACCCGGGGCTCGGCCCGGTCCTGCTCGTCGAGCCCCGCACCAAGCCGGCAAGATGAACCAGACCGAAGCCCGGTATTTGCGCGAAGTCCTGCAGCCACGTCTCAACTCCGGCATGTACCTTGACGTGCGGTTTGAGCCGTTCAAGCTCCGGTTGGCCGACGCAACATTTTATTCATTTGATTTTATTGCCGTACGGCCTGAGTGCATCGAGGTCCACGAAGTCAAAGGGCACTGGGAGGATGATGCCAGGGTGAAGTGGAAGGTCGCTGCGGAACAGTTTTGGTGGTTTCGGTTCTTTGCGGCTCGGATCGTCAAGGGCTCCTGGGAAGTTGAGGAGTACCGGGGGTAGCCATGGAGGGAGGAAAAGTGCTGTCAGGCTGGAAAGATATCACTCGCGAAACCGGCCTCTCCGAAAACACAATTCGCAAGCTGGTCCGCGAGGAGGATTTCCCTGTCCAGTATCTCGGCCGGACACCGGTGACCACCATGGATCAAGTTATTTCCTGGCTCGACAGGCGCCTTGAATCCCGCAAGCCGAGAACCTGTCAATAGGCTTTATTGCCCTCCTAGGCCTCACCAGACCTCACCAGACCGCAAATTCGAAATTGGCCCATTTCCGGGGTTAGCCTCCCGCCAAAGCCCGGACCGTCCGGGCGGGAGGCGGCGAGGTGCAGCGATACGATTGGGCGCAGATACGTGCGGAGTACGAGATTGGGGCTAGCCAATCCGACCTGGCGCGCCGGCACGGCTGCTCGCGCAAGGCCGTGCAAAATCGGATCGCCGCCGAGGGTTGGACCCAGGACGTCCGCCCTGCCCTGGATCGTCTGACTGCGGAGCGTGTCGCGGGAGTCGTCGCAGGCTGCGACCCCGTAAAAAAGGCCCATGCTCTGGCCGCTGAGGCCGATCGCCGATGCGCAGTCGTCGAGCGACACAAAGCCGAGTGGGATGAGCATCAAACGCTCATCAACCGGGCCATCCAGGCTCGCGATTTCGACTTGGCCAAGCTCGCCAAAATCACAGCTGAGACGATCCTCATCCGCCAGGGCGGAGAGCGTAAGGCCTGGGGCCTGGACTCCTCCCCGGTGCAGCAGGAGCCTCCCCGCCGGTTTGAGGTCATTTTCCCGGACGCTCCCCCGCAGCAGCCGGCCCAACCCCTGGCGACATTTACCCCCTCCAGAGGTTCGCGATGAGCGGCCACCCTCCGGTCCAGTATTTTGCGCACCAGACCCTGCGGAATTTCCACACGGATGGCTCGTTCGTGCGTGGCGTTCGCGGTCCAATCGGGTCAGGCAAATCCACGGCCATGTGCTGGGAAATCATGATGCGGGCCATGCGCCAGGTGCCCGATGCGGACGGCATCCGGCGCAGCCGTTGGGCCGTGGTGCGCAACACCTACCGTGAGCTCAAGGACACTACAATCAAGACGTGGTTACAGCAGTTCCCAGAGGACGTTGTTGGTCCGTTTGCTGTTTCCGATATGTCTCATACGATCCGCCAGGCTGGGTTGGACCTGGAGGTTATTTTCAGGGCCCTAGATCGGCCCGACGACGTCAAAAAATTGCTTTCACTAGAAATAACAGGAGCTTGGGTCAATGAGGCCCGAGAGGTCCCCAAGGAGATCCTGGATGGGCTCACCGGCCGCGTCGGTCGATATCCGAGTGTGGCCCAGGGCGGGTGCACGTGGTCGGGGATCATCATGGACACCAACCCGCCGGACGAGGATCACTGGTGGTATCTGCTGGCCGAGGAGGAGCGCCCCCAGGGGTGGCGTTTTTGGGCCCAGCCGCCGGCGCTGATGCAAGGTAAGGACGAGTGGCTGCCCAATATGGGCGCCGAGAATATCGCCAACCTACCGGGCGGATACGACTACTACCTGCGCCAAATCCCAGGCAAAACCGCCGAGTGGATCAAGGTGTACGTGCTGGGCCAGTACGGCACAATCATGGCCGGCAAGCCGGTCTACCCCGAGTATAACGACGCCATCCATTGTGCCACCGAGGCGCTCAAGCCGTACACCAACCTGCCTCTGACTCTGGGATGGGATTTTGGCCTCACCCCGTCGGTCGTCATCACGCAACGCACCCCGCGCGGGCAACTGCGCATCCTGGACGAGCAGTGTGCCGCGTCTATGGGCATCCGGCAGTTTGTCCGCGACGTTGTCCGGCCGCACCTCTCCACAACCTACCCGGGATACTCGATCCGGTCCGTCGGCGATCCGGCCGGATCGCAACGGGCTCAGACTGACGAGCGCACCTGCATGGATGAGCTGGCCGCAGCTGGCCTCGTAACCCAACCTGCCCGCACCAACGAGTTTGTTGCCCGACGTGAGGCCGTGGCTGGTTTTATGACGCGCATGATCGACGGAGAGCCCGGATTTTTGTTGTCCCCAACCTGCCGCACTCTGCGGCGTGGGTTTCTGGGCGGCTACCAATTCGAGCGCATCCAAGTCTCTGGCGAGCGTTACCGGGATGAGCCGGCCAAAAATGCCTACAGCCACCCGCAAGATGCGCTGCAGTACGCCGCCCTCGATGTTGAGGACGCTCCGGTCGCAGCCAGGCGCCGGGCCCAGACTCCCAAATCAGTGAGGTGGAGATAGATGTCTACCATCAAGCTCACCGATGCGCTCCGCGCTGAGTATGCCCGGCTCTATGCCGAGGCCGTGATCCGCCCCGAGCGCCAGGCTGAGGTCGCCAGGGTGGCCCGCAAAATTACCGATGCCTGGCCCCGGTATGAGGAGGTCGCGTCCTCGCTGAGTTGCCCGGCCCACCTTGTTGGCCTCATCCACGCCATGGAGTGCGGCCTCAATTTCGGCCGCCACCTCCACAACGGCGACCCGCTCACCGCCCGGACGACGCATGTGCCCAAGGGGCGTCCTATTGTTGGCCAACCGCCGTTTTTCTGGGAGGAGAGCGCCTGCGATGCCCTGGCCATGCATGGCGTCCTGTCTTGGTCCGATTGGTCCATCCCGGGCATCTGCTACGTCTTAGAGGGCTACAACGGCTGGGGCTACCGTCTGCATCACCCCACGGTGCCGAGCCCATATCTGTGGAGCTACACGACCGCGTACACGCGCGGCAAGTACGTCTCCGATGGCCATTTTGACCCGCAGGCCGTCAGTAAGCAGCCCGGCGCCATGGCGTTGCTCAAATTTCTGATCGAAATCGACCACCCATTTCCCGCCATCATCCCGTCTCCTGCATCATCTCCTGTTCCGTCCACCTCCTCCCCAGTCGTCGCCGAGTCGCATCCCTGGCCCGGGGTGGTCATACGGCTCGGCTCGACGGGCGGCCTGGTGAAGATGCTCCAGGAGCGATTGGCCGCGCTTGGGCACAACCCTGGTCCGGCAGATGGGCTGTTCTGGCGGCGGACAAACGATGCCGTGCGCAGTTTTCAGCGGGCTGTCGGCCTGATCGATGATGGAGCGGTTGGGGCCAAAACGTGGGCCGCACTGTGGGATGCGTCGTGACCATCCAGGATGCCCAGGGCCGTGGCGACTGCCGCGACTGCGTGTGGCGCGTGGTGGGGCCTGGTCCGCTGCAATGTATGGCCGCGCAAATGGCCGAGGCTGAGTGCCCCGGGAAAACGAGCCGCGAGGAGATGCGGCAAAAGGAGCAAAACGGATGAAAGGTTGGAAAACATGGACTGCCGCAGTGCTGTCCATCGTCTACGGTCTCGGAGGCTGGTGGCTCGGTTTGCATGGCCCTGACACGGCCATGGGGTTTGTTTCGGGCGGGATCGCCGCCATCGGCATCGGGCACAAGGTCGAAAAACTGGGGGGCAATACCAATGCGTCGTAACCCCCTCTCCGTGATCGTTCCCGCCCTGGTTGCGCTGTCCGTGTTCGCCTGCACCTCACAAACGGTCCAGCAGGCCACGCAGGTTGCGCTGGACGCCAAGGAGGCCCTGACCCAGGCGCAGGGATGCGCCACGGCCCTGGGCACGCTGCTCCAGGCGTCGACCCTGGATGCCGAGACCAAAGCTAAGGCGCTCGCCGCTGCCCAGACCATTGCCACCATGACCGGCGCGTCGGCTACGGCCATTGATCAGGCCACGGCAGGCAAAATCCAGTCGGCTGCCGACACCCTGGCTGAGACGGTACCAACGATTTCCCAGGCGCTTGGAGCCAGCCAGTCGGGGCAGGTATCGGGCTGGGCCTCGTGGCTGCAGGTCGCGCTGCGTGCCGCCGGCATCGTCGCAACGGTCGTGGCGGGGAGCTAGGGGGCGTTGTGGCAGAGGCACTTTGCAAATGGAGAGGCCTCGCGCCGTGGGTGGCCGTGGTCATCACTGTGGCCATCCAGATTGCCGCCATCTCGTACAGCTACGGGTCTCTGTCACAGCGCCAACAGGATTTCGACCACCGGCTGCAGGTGATCGAGACAAATGACCGGGAGCAGGCGCGGCAACTCGGAGAGTCTGCCTCAAGGCTCGCGAGGATAGAAGAAGGCGTAGCCTATATCCGTGATGCGGTGAAGGCGGCCCCAAAATGATACTCAACATCCAATCCAACACCGACCTCATGGCCGAAGAAGAGGCCAAGCGTGCCATTGACCTGGAGTCTCAGTCTCAGGGGGTGGTCCAGGGGCTCGCGGGGTATGTGCGGCGCTGTTTCGAGGCGGCTGCCCAGGCCCGCCGGCCTATTGAGGACCGGATGCTGGATTGTCTGCGCCGGCGCCGGGGGGAGTACAGCCCGGAAGAGCTCCAGGAGATCCAAGCCTCAGGCGCTCCCTCCGCGATCTACATGAAAATTACGGACGCCAAGTGCCATGGCGCATTGTCTTGGATCGAAGACCTGCTCTTGGTCCCCGGCGACAAACCGTGGGGGGTCAAGCCGACGCCCCTCCCAGACCTCCCTCCCGAGTTGCGCGAGGAAATCGCCCGGAGCGCCGCCGCCGTGGGTGGTTTGGCCCTACAGCGTGGCATCATGCCCAACCCGGCCGAGCTGGCCCAATTGGCGCAACAACTCAGTCAGACCGATGAGGCTGTCGAGGCGACCAAGGCGGCCGCGCGCAAAGAGGACGAGCGCATCGAACGCGCGATCGAAGACGTCCTGGAAGAAGGGGGCTGGCGTCAGGCATTCAAGGAATTTCTGGACAACCTCGTCACCTTCCCGGCGGCGATTATCAAAGGGCCCATTTGGGAAATGCGTCCGACCATGAAATGGGTCCCTGGGCAATCGCAACCAGTCGTGGAAGATAAGCCGACCCTTGTTTGGAAGGCTCCGTCCCCGTTTGACATTTTCCCAGCGCCGACAGCCACCACGGTCGATGATGGCTATCTCTGCGAGCGACATAACCTCACGAGGCGCGACCTGGCCGCGCTCAAGGGCATTGACGGCTACGACGCCGACGCCATCGATGCCGTGTTGGAGGAGTACGGGCGCAATGGGCTCGACGACTGGTCGGTGTTCGTCGATCCGAACCAGCGGAAGTTTTTGGAGGATAAGTCCACTGTAGTTAGCGACCCAGAGGGCCGCATCGCCGCCGTGCAGTTCTGGGGATGGGTCCAGGGGCAACAGTTGCTTGATTTCGGACTCCCGCCCGAGCAAGTCGCTGATCCGTTGGCAGACTACGCCGCCGAGGTGTGGGTTATCGGGCGCTATGTAATTAAGGCCGAGATCAATGGTGATTCTCTGGGACGCCGCCCGTACCACAAAACGTCCATGCGCCTCCGACCTGGCTCATTCTGGGGCGAGGGACTGCCCGAGGTCATAGCCGACTGCCAGGATATGGCCAACAGGACCGCACGCGCCATGAGCAACAATCAGGCGATCAGCTCTGGCCCGCAGGTTGGCGTTGATATCGCACAGTTTGCCGAGGGCGAGAATATTACTGCCCTCACGCCGTGGCATATCTGGCAGTTCGACATGAGCCGCAACCAGACCACGCGTCCGCCGATGTGGTTTTTCCAGCCCGACTCCCGCGTTGCCGAGCTCAAAACCGTTTTCGAGTTTTTCCTGGCCATGGCCGACGAATCATCCGCCATCCCACGTTACCTGGGCGGCCAGAATCCGCAGACCGGTGCCGCTGGTACAGCCTCCGGTCTCTCCATGTTGATGGGTAATACCAGCAAGGGGCTCAAGAGGATTATCAGCAACGTGGACATTCACGTGGTCGAGCCGGCCATCACGCGGACATTCGAGACTCTGCTCCTGTTTGGGTTGGTGGAAACATATCGTGGCGACATCAAAATTGTCGCCCGTGGGTCGACTGCGCTCATCGCCAAAGAGCAAGCGATGCTTCGGCGTAACGAATTTTTACAGATCGTCACGGGCAGTCCGCTGATCCAAAACATTATGGGGTTGCCCGCCATTGCCGACCTGCTGCGTGCCCATGTGCGCGATCTGGCCATCGGTGCCGACGATGCCATTCCGACCGGAGAGGAGTTGCAGCGCCGTATGGCCGCAGCCATGCAGGCCGCGCAAAATGCTCCGCCTCCAGCAGCGCCCCAGCCCCAGGGCAAACTCCCCCGTAAGCCTCAAGCTGCCATGCCTGACGGCTCCCCGCCCGGTGGCAAGATGGTCGCTCAATTCCAACCTGCCGGAGGCGCCGGATGATGCATCGCGACCGGCAAACCGTCGAGGCTATGCACCGTCTGGCCGCCTCGCCTGACTATCAACTCTATCTCGGGTGGGTGCAGGCGTCCCTGGCGGAGATCATGCTTGGCTTGGTGTCCTGTGAGTCGGATCAGGCCCTACGGCAGCAGCAAGGAGCAGCCAGGGCACTACAAGAGCTTTTAGCCCGGGCAGCGGACACGGGGGATGTCCTCGCGAAACTCGCCGCCCAAGGGCGCGAAAATAGGAACGATCGCAGACCGTAGCGCCAGGACCCGACAGGGAGACCTGAGCAATGGAGCGAAAGGAGCAAATGATGGACCCGGTTGAAAGAGCGAAGCGCGAGGGTGACACGGCGCGTGATCTGCAACGGCAGCTGATTGAGGCTCGGAAAGTCGAGACTGAGACGTCTCAGACACCGGAGACTCCGGTTGACGCCACGAATACTTCCGCCGTGGAGCCGATCGAGCCCTCGAATGAGAGGCCCGAGCGCGACATCTCGCCTGCCCCTCCCGAGTCAAAACCGCAACCCGAGTCGACGCCGGATGATGCCAACAGCGAAAGCTGGAAGCACAAGTACCAGACGCTGCAGGGGATGTTGGCCTCGGAACGACGGGCGGCCAATGTCAAAATCGAAGCACTGGAACGCCAGGTCCAGGGGCTGGTTGAGAAACTCGCCAACACTCCGGCCGAGCCGCAGGAGACCACTCCTGTCGCGCCGGCCAAAACTCCGGGACTGGAAATCGACCCCGAGAGTTTCTCGGAATACGGCGAGGAGTTTCAAAAACTGGCCCGCATGGTCAACACCCTGCGCCAGGAAAACGACGCGTTGCGCGCGGAGGTAGGCGACATCGCCCCCCTGCGCGAAACCGTCGCACTGACGGCAAAGGACAGATTTCTGACCCATCTGGGGCAGGTCTGCCCGGACTACGAGCGCCTGAACACGGACCAAGGGTTTTTGGCCTGGCTTTCCCAGGAGAACCCCTTCGATCCCGCAGGGCGCAGCCGCCAGGAATGCCTGACCGAAGCGGTTAGCCGGTACAATGCGGACAAGGCCGGCGTTTTCTTCAACGCCTACCTGTCCGAAAACAGAGGAAGCAGCCAGGCCGAGCCGACGCGCCAGCCCGCACCGCAGCCAACGAACGTCCAGCCGTCATCCAGGCCACGCCAAACCGTGCCGTCTGGCAAGCGGACGTTCACCCGAGACGAGGTGCAGCGTTTCTATCGAGACGTGGCGCGCGGTGGTTACGTCGGCCGTGAGGCCGAAGCCCTGGCTATCAAACGAGACATTGCCCTTGCCTCCGGTGAGGGCAGAATCCGATAAGGAGCGCCATCATGGGTGTCCCCAATGCCGCCGGGTATCCGCAATACTCCGGCACGTTTATCCCGGAAATCTGGTCCGGGACCCTCAATGAAAAATTCTACGCGGCCTGCTGCGCCATGGCCATCTCCAACTCCAAATGGGAGGGGGAGATCAAAAACGCGGGCGACATCGTGCATATCCGGCAGACCCCGGATATCACCATCCGCGACTATAACAAAAACCAGGCCATCGAAGTCGAAAACCCCGAGGCGGGCATCATCGATCTTGTCGTGGATAAGGCCAAATATTTTGCCTTCACCTGCGACGACATCGACCGCTACCAGGCTGACGTCGCCCTGATGGACGACTGGGGTAACGACGCCGGCCAGCAGATGAAAATCGTCGTCGACAAGGACGTGTTTGCCAACATCTATGCCGACGTGGCCGCCACCAACAAGGGCAGCACGGCTGGTGCCATCACGGCCGGGTTTTCGCTGGGCGTCACCGGGACCCCGATCCAGATCACCAAGTCCACGGTCCTCGATTATATCGTGGATCTGGGCACCGTCCTCGACGAGTCCAATGTCCCCGAAACGGACCGCTGGCTGACCATCCCCGCCTGGATGGGGGGCATGATCAAAAAGTCCGACCTCAAGGACGCCTCCATCACCGGGGACGGCAAGTCGATCTTGCGCAACGGTCGCATTGGCATCATCGATCGTTTCGAACTGTATCTGTCCAACAATCTGGCTGTGGTGTCGGACAGCGGGCACAATTGTTTCCATGCTCTGGCCGGGCATAAATCTGCGTTCACCTTCGCTGCCCAGATGACCAACATGGAGACATTGCGTTCCGAGCGCACGTTCGGGGACGTGGTGCGTGGGCTCAACGTCTACGGGTATAAGACTGTCATCCCCAACGCCCTGGCTGATCTGTACTGCTACAAATAACCTCTATTTGGGGGTGGACGCGCGTCCACCCCTGTACGCAAAGGAGCCACTATGGCGACTGTTGATCTGACAAACAAAGCCGCAAAGCCGGCCAATGGGCTGGACAAGTTTTATCTGCTCAAGGGTGTCCTGGATTTTGCGGCGCATCCCGTGTCTGCAAGCGATGTTGTGCAGGCGCTGTCCATCCCTGCCCACACCCTGGTCAAAGGGCTGTACTGGCGCGTCCTGACCGCCGAAGGCGCCACCTGTACGGTGACCCTCGGTGATGGCTCCGACCCGGACGGATTCGGTGCTGCCGTCAACCTCAATTCCACCTCGACCGAGAGCTGGTCCACGCTGGCCCTGACCGAGGGTACTCCCAACACCGTCACCGGCTACACGTCCGGCAAGCTCTACACGGCCGCCGACACTATCGATCTGGTCATGGGGCACGCGACCGACGCGGCCAAGATCGAACTCAAGGCGCTCTGCGTCGACCTGTCGTAACAAACAGGGGCGGCTGTATGCCGCCCCTAAAGAAGGAATAGATATGCAGCCCAAGTATTTGCAACAGCAAGGGTCTGGCCATGTGTATGTCTGGACCGAGGCCCTGGCCAAACGCGCGGACATGGTCCCCTGTGATGGCCCTGGCCAGACCAAATCCGAGGAAGACAACCAGCCGCTGCCCACGCCCCAAAACGAGGGGGGCGAACCGGACGAGTATGATCAGATGAACAAGCCTGATCTGCTGCTTTTGGCCAAGGGCAAGGGGTTGGCGGTCACGCCCGCCATGAACAAGCCCGAGATCATCGCGGCCCTGCGCGCTGCGGCTTAAGGAGCTGTCATGGCAAACATCCTTGCATCCACCATTGTCAATAAGGCTTCAGTACTGCTCCAGGATGCGACCAACGTCCGGTGGACACAGGCTGAACTGTTGGGCTGGCTCAACGATGGGCAGCGGGAGGTTGTGTTCTTGAAGCCAGATGCCTACGCCACCAATGAGACTATGAAGCTGGCGACTGGCACGAAACAAGCGCTCCCTGTGGCCGGTCTGCAACTCCTGTCCGTCGTCCGCAACATGGGCGCCACTGGCCTTACCCCTGGCAAGGCCGTGCGTCTGGTCGACCGCGATATCCTGGATGTGCAACTGCCAGACTGGCACGCGGCCGAGGCCTCGGCCGAGGCATTGCATTACGTGTACGATGATCGCAATCCCAAAAACTTCTACGTCTACCCTCCCCAACCGGCCACCGGGCAGGGGTATGTTGAGTTGGTGTACTCGACCGCTCCTGCCGACGTCGCATTGTCCGACTCGATTAAGCTCGACGACATCTACGCCAATGCCCTGCTCGATTACATCATGTACCGGGCCTACTCCAAAGACGCCGACTACGCCGCCAATGCGGGACGTGCCAGCGCCCTGTATCAGGCGTTTATGACGTCGATTGGGGCGAGGGGGAAGGTAGAGGTCCCTGTTGACCCCAATGCCGTTTCCAATACCGGCCCATTTGCGTCTCTGCGCCGCAGCGGAGGCGGCCAGTAATGGATGCCTCCGTCCTGTTGCCCTACATCCTCCCGGAGGTGGTCGGTTGCTCTACACCGGCCGCCCTCCGGGCCACGATCGACGCGGCTCGGGAGTTCTGTCGTAAAACCCGGGCGTGCTGGATGGAACAGCAGGCAACTATCCCGCAGAGCGCCATCACTGATGGCGAGGCCACACTCGATTTGACTACCCCAGCCGGGCAACAGATTTACGTTCCCGTGCAGGTCCAGATTGACGGCCGTACCGTCTCCGCATTTCCAACCCCTATGCTTCAAAAATTACGGGTTGGGGACATCTCATATTCGTTGGGTGAGGGCACCGTCACTTTGGGAGGGCTCCCGAATCGTGACGTATCCATTTCCGCAGTTTGGGCACTGATGCCAGCTCAAACAGCCGGGACAATCCCTGACGCCGTCGAGCCGTGGATTGAGGCTGTCGCCTCCGGCGCAAAGTGGCGACTGCTGGCCACGCCCCAAACCCGCTGGTTTTCGCCGGACAACGCAAATTTCAACGAACAGCTTTTCCGTTCCGGCATCAACTGCGCCCGCATCGAGGTCAACAGGCGTCTGTACGGCCCGAATATCATTGCGCGCCCATGGAGATAGTGACCTGACATGCCGACATATCCAATCAGTATTACAACCCGCGCCGGCAAAGGCACACCGCTCAATGCGGCTGAATTTGACGCAAACCTGACGAACCTGCGGGACGCGACAACCGATCTCAATACCCGCGTCACAGGGGTGACAGGGGGGACGACGCTCGCCGGAAATGCCGACAAGGTAGATGGATTCCATGCCTCGCAGACGCCAGGCGCAAGCAAGGTCGTCGTGGCTGACCCAGGGGGCACGACGAACGCGTGGGTCGCGGCAGGGACAACGGCTCTGGCCGGCAAGGTACAACTTCTCACCCCAACCGAAGCTGTCGCCGGCACCGACACGGCCAAGGCGGTCACGTCCGCCGCCATGCGCCAGGCCGTGCTGTCCTGGGTGCGCGACAATCTGGGCAAGTTTCCTGGCATCACGCCGCCCTCCCTCAATCTCTTCTGCGGCGAGGCCACAAGCGACACCGCGCCGGTCGGAACGTTTACCCGTTCGACCACGGACACGCGGCTCGGGCAGGCGGGCTTGATCGAGACAGTGGCCGCCGACAGTGTGCGGCGGGAATGGGATGGTTCGGGGAATTTATTGGGCTGGCTCATCGAGGGAAGTCGTACCAACGTCGTCCTTTATAGCCGCGACCTGACGAACGCGGCATGGGTCAAAACCAATTGCACGGCGGCCTTGAGCCAGACCGGCATTGATGGCGCGGCCGCGTCGGCCTCGCTGCTCACAGCCACGGCAGACGCGGCGACCTGTCTGCAAAGCATCACCTTGGCGAGTTCAAGCCGGTTTCAGACGGCCTACCTTAAACGGATAACAGGCTCGGGCACCGTCTCCATGACCACGGACGGCGGGGCCACCTGGACCGATATCACCGCTTCCCTCTCCACCACGGCCTGGACACGGGTGTCGATCCCTGTACAGACGCTGGCCAACCCGTCGGTTGGGTTCAAACTGGCGACGTCCGGCGATGCCATTGCCGTGGATGGAGTGCAGAACGAGATAGGTAGCTATACATCAATCATTGCAACGACATCCGCAGCTGTTGCTCGTTCCGCCGATGTCTTGACGATGCCTTTAAACACGGCATGGTTCAATACGGCGGCTGGGACGCTGTTTGTCACGGGACGTACTCCATCTTGGAAAGGCACACAAGTAGTTATTCGGCTTGACAACGGCGCATCTACTGACATGATTGAGTTTATTAGATATTCATCTGGAACGATACATATTGTAGTAAGTACGTCTGGTTCGATCGTTGCAGATATAGTTCTCGGTGTTGTGGCCGACTCGACCACTTTTCGGGCGGCCTTTTCGTGGTCGTCATCCGGGTTTTCGGCCTCACTGAATGGTGGTGCCTGCGTCACGGCCGCCGCTACCGCACTGCCGAGCGGCCTGACCACGCACCGCATCGGCTCGGATGCCGCCGGGGGGAGCCAATTCGGCGGGCACGTACTCCACGACGCCTACTTTCCGTATGCCCTGTCCGACGCGGACAAGATGGCGATCACGCTGTAGGGGGAGACCATGCAGGATTTTTGCTTCAAGACGACGGACCAGGGAACACTGACCGAGGCCATGGACGCGATTGGATTGGTGGTGGACGGGGATGTGGTTGGTGACTGGCTGTGGATCGGCCAGGTCGTCGAGACGCCTGGCGTCTACGATCCCGCAACCGGCGAGGAGGTCACGCCAGCGGGCTACCTGGACGGCGAGTACGCTGTGTACCGGGCCACCGACGCACAGGCCACCGTGATTGAGGCCGCGACCTGGCCTGATGGGATTTCGCTTGTCGAGCCTCCGGCCGGCCTGCCGCTGTTCGGCGGCGAGTGGCTGCAACCCGATCTGGCGACGCTCCAGGCAGAAGCCTGCGCCCGCGTCGACGCCCGCGCTGAGGATCTCCGTAACGCGGTAGTAACCCCGGGATCTGGCCAGATGGCCGCTTACCGCCGCAAGGAGGAGCAGGCCCGGGCCATTTTACAGGACCCGGAACCGAACGAGACCAAATACCCGGCCATCTACAATGAGGTAGGGATCACGGCCAACACCGCTCAGGAGGTGGCAGAGGAGATTCTGGCCAAGGCGGCGGCGTGGTGGGAGGCCGGGGATGTGATCGAGCGCGCGAGATTGGCCGGCAAGCGCGCCGTCTTGGCAGCTACATCCGTAGCCGCGATCCAGGCGGCCGAAGCGTCTGTCAACTGGCCATAAGGTTCAGCATGCAGATCAGGCAAAAAGTATTTCGGGGGACAAAGCCGAGGGTGAGCCCTCAGCTGCTGGACCCAAGCCAAGCGCAGGTTGCTCGGAACTGTGATCTGCAATTCGGTGATTTGAGACCTATCTCAGGGGTTTCAACGGTCGCGACACTTTCCGTCTTCGGGCAACTGCGTTCGCTGTTCAAGAGTGGCGGCACATGGCTTGCCTGGCCAAGCTTGGTCGATGTCATATTTTCCCCTACTTACAATAAGTTGAGGAGGTTCTGTTTCACAGGGGATGGCGAGCCTAAAAAAAGCGATTCGTCCATGGCAGGCGATGGCGCGGACACAATGTCTTCGTATGGCCTTGGTGTTCCTGCACCTGTTTTGCCGCTCACGGTGTCAATAGACCCTGCATCGTCAACAGCTGACACATTGCGAAGCACGTCTTACGTCTATACCTATGTAACGACGTGGGGAGAGGAGTCAGCACCGAGTTCTGAGACGGCGGTATTCGAGGTTAAGTCGGATCAGACGGTTTCTGTTTCGACCAATGCATTTCCTCCAGACGGGTACAATATCGCATTTTGGAGGCTATACAGAATTGCAGTTGGGACAAAGAATGCAGAATTTCAATTCGTCGACGAAATTTCTGTTTCTGATACTTCATACCAGGACAGCAAGTCTGATTCAGATTTGGGGGCCATCCTGGAAACGTCGGATTATACTGCGCCAGTTTCGCCGTGGAGTGCCAACGCCTTCTATTATACCGGGCAGAGGGCTGTATCCGAGGGGACAGTATACCGCTGCATAAAGAATGTTACCAAACTACCGGCTGAAAACCCTTCAATAGACACCGCATCGTGGGAAATCAGCGATGGGCTATCTGGTCTGACCGCCCTCTCCAACGGCGTTCTGGCGGCATTCGATTCAAACGAGCTTTATATGTCCATGCCGTATATCCCATATGCGTGGCCACTTTCCTACAACCTAACGGCAGAATATCCTATTGTTTCCCTTGGCCACTACAGCAATACGCTGGTCGTTCTGACGCAAGGGTGGCCGTATCTCAGTGATGGTCTAAACCCTTCGGCGGCAGGCCTCACGAAGATCGACTCCATGCAGCCATGTATCAACCGGCGTGGTGTTGTCAGCGGATCAAATTTTGTCCTGTACCCAAGCCCTGACGGCCTTGTATCGTTAGGGGAAAATGGGTTGTCCGTACTGACAAGCGATGTCCTAACGAAGAAACAATGGTCTGATTTGCAACCTGATAAGTTTATTTCATTCTGGTATGATGGAAAATATATTTGCTTCATCGAAGGATCGAATCTTGGGTATATCATTAATCTAAATAATGGAATAACGATAGAAACGATTACACTCGATACATCACTTCGTGTATGGGGAGGATATATAGACATCGAGTCTGACGGTCTGTTTCTTTTATGTGATAGGGGAGACTTGACTTATACAGTGGAACGATACGACGCTGGCACTCAACTCCAATACACGTGGAAGTCCAAGCCGTTTTCTGTTCCTCAATACACGGCAATTTCAGCAGCAAGGGTCAAGGGTGACTTTTCTTCCGGTGTGACGTTCACGTTTTTTGGTGACGGCGCCCAGGTCCACCAAGCCACTATCTCCGACAGTAAACCATTCCGGCTTCCAGCCGGGCGTTGGCGCACCCTGGAATACGCAGTGTCCGGGACGGACAGGGTTGAGGAAATCGCCCTGGCCACGTCGGTGGGAGAGCTTATGCAGCTCGACTCCGAAGCAACCCAAACGCTGGGCTAGGTGGAGTAGTATATGGCGGACGCTTCCCAGCTCGTTTTCAGTATCCCCAGTTCGGTCACTATCCCAGGAACCAATGCAACCAGCGATACGAACAGGTTCCTGACAACGCTTTCCAACTGGATGCAAACCAGGGAGGGGTTGCTGGGGGACGGGTCGCAGAAGGTTGTCACGCTCGCCGACCTGCAAGAGCTTGGGCTTGTTCCCGATGCGTCCAAGGGCATCACGCAGACGTACGACCTGACCAGTTCTCTAGCTGATTCCGAGGGCCCTGGAGCGCCCCGGGATCTGGTTGTTACGTCGAGGATTTGGGCAAACGAACTTTCGTGGACAAATCCGACGGACGATGACCTCTCTCACATTGAAGTTTGGTGCGCGACGGCGAGCCAGTCCAGGGACGATGCCGAGTTGATAGCGCTCGTCACCAAGCCGGTCGTGACATTCTCGCACGGCGCCGTGTCGACGCAGCAATCCCATACCTACTGGATCAGGGCGGTGGACTATGCCGGAAACCACTCCGCCTGGTGCCCTCCCGATGCCCAGGGTGGCTACGTGGCGCCACCAGGGCTTGAGCACACCATTGCCGAGGTTCTGGCCGCGCTGCAGGGGAGAATAACCGAAGACCAACTTTATCAGGCACTGGTAAGCCGAATCAACGCTCTGGACACGGATGGGATAACAATCGTTCCAGACGTTTTTGAGTCTGGGGTTATTGGTGGATTGTACGATTTTTACCTGGATGGGACACGTCAGGACCTACAGTTTAAATCAGACGTCGCCACGCTTCAAGCTACTGCCTCCGATCATTTTTCTCGGCTAACCGATCTGGCGGCTGATAGCGCAAACCTGACGGCAAGTCTGGAAACGCTTCAAACAGCTCTTGGGTCACTCCAGGACGATACACAATCCTTGGCGGCAAAAGATGTTCTTTTGGCGCTCGATATCAGCGGCCTTCACAGCACAGCCCAAGCCCAACTTGACCGTATTGAGGCCCTTGACGCCCAGGTCTCGGTACTCATCGCCGACGATTTTGATGTTAATAATTTTTATACTGTCGGGCAGTATGTCCGTTACGACGGGAAAATCTATTGCTGCATCCAAGATATCACCTCAACTCCGGCTCCACTCCCAACAGAAACCGCCTATTGGAAAGAAAGCCCGGATATTGTTTCCCTCGTCGGGGGGATGGAAACTCGGGTCGATGCGCTTGAAAATCGAATTACGACCACAGTCTCCAATGCCAGCTTTAATTTGCTAACAAGCAGGGTCACGGCCGCCGAATCAACGCTCATGCAGCAGGCGGACGAGATATCCCTTAAGGTCGCCCAAGGCTCTTTTGACCTCCTCCAGGGGCGGGTTTCTGGCGCCGAGGCCGATATCGCTGTGCAGGCCGAGCAAATTACGTCCAAGGTCGATCAAGACACGTTCAACGTCCTCCAAGGTCGGGTCACAACTGCCGAATCGTCCATCGTCCAAAATGCCAACGCCATCACGCTCGCGGCATCGCAAGCCGATCTCGACACCATTACCAATCAGGTTTCCTCGCTCTCCACGACGGTTGGCATCCATTCCGGGTCGTTTGAGGTACTCACGACATCTATTGTTGGTCCGATAGCCCTTCTGGAGGGCGTGGCTGAACATGGCATTATGGCCGAGACGTTTGCGGACGTAGCCGGCCTGGATAACCGCTTGTCACTCGCGTCCCTGAGAATCGATTCCGCAGAAGCGAATATCAATCTCCGTGCGACTCAAGCTTCTGTCGACTCTGGGATAAATAGTTTGTCAACCCGCATTGGGAACGCTGAGTTAGATATCAACGCAGCAGAGGGAGTTTTGCTGCAACACACGCAACGTCTTCAAGATATCGACACAGATTTAGATTCTGTAAAAGACACAGCTGCCAAGGCAGCTATAAGCATTGATGCTCTTTCAGGCATTACGCTTGCAAATTCCATCGGCATCTCTAATCTTAATAACAGGACAGGGGTACTTGAAGGCCGCATTGACCAAGCGCAAATTGATATCAGCGCCTTAAACGGTGTAAGTATTTCTCATACAAGCAGGCTTGATAGCCTCACTTCATCTGTTTCTAATTCCGTAGGTGCACTATCCGCAGATATCGATGACAATATGGCGGCTATCTCAGCAGTTGACACCTATGCTCGCGCCGTCAACACCACGGTTCAAACTCACACCGGCAATATTGCTGCTTTACGTTCGGACGTAAACCTAAACATTGCCGACATTACTTCATTGGAAACCGTTGCCGAAGCCCTGGAATCAAGGGTGGGAGCGGCCGAGTTGGATGTGGATTCGCTCCAGGGGATTACCGCCTCGCACACCACCTCCGTTGGGTCGCTCGTCACACTAACGACGACGCTACAGGCGACATCTGATGGCCACGCCGCGAGCATTAATAGCCTCAATTCGGCAGTCGCTTCCCAGGGCTCGACCATTTCTGGTCATACGGCAAGCATAAATGGGCTCAACACGACTGTTGGAGCGCAAGGCGCAAACATCACCACGCTGACGACCCGCACAACAGCGCTAGAGACACGGGTTGGGAGCGCAGAAACAAGGATCAGTTCCGTTGAGGGTGTCACCAGTACACATACGACTCGAATCAGCTCCCTGACGGACTCTGTTACAACCCTTGGGACAAATTCCGAGGAACATACCAGCCAGATAAATGATTTGACTGATGCTGCCGATGCGCTTGACGTCCTAACGTCATTACACACCGGGCAACTCAACAACCTAGCGACACTGACCGGGACACAGACGGCCGATATTGATAATCTTCTCAGCCGCACGACCACCCTGGAAACACGTGTTTCCGGGGCTGAAACATCCGTCAACTCGCTGACCGGCATCACGGGTACCCACACCACCCGACTGGACACGCTGACCGCAACGACCAATTCCCTCGGCGTTACATCCAGCACGCACACGACGCAGATATCATCCGCCCAGACGTCTCTCAACGCGATCAAGGGCCAGTGGACGGTCAAGCTCCAGCAGGACGGCACCCGCACGGCCGTGGCCGGTGTCGGCCTCATGCTTGACCCTCTTTCATCGGCGTCCGAGTTCATGGTCATCGCTGATAAATTCATGGTCGTCGATCCGGCAACATCGTCCGGCGCGGCCCCTCTCGTTCCGTTTGTCATTGGCGAGGTAGCCGGCCAGTACGCGGTCGGGATCGACGGGAACCTGGTGGTCGACGGGACAATCATGGGGCGGCACATCGACGCCGGAGCCATCACGGCGGCACATCTGGCGGCGGACCTCGCCGTGGTCAACACTATTCGTTCTGGAAACTACTCTGCTGGAACAACTGGATGGAAATTCACTGGGACAGGTGGGGAGATCAATTCTGGAGTTGCAATCAACGGGAACCTTCTGGTCAATGGGTCGGTAACCGGCCAAAAAATTGCCGCCAACTCCATCACAGCGGCAAACATTGCGGCGGCGACCATTACAGGTGCGCAGATCAAGGCAAACAGCCTCAACGCAAGCACCGTGCTAGCCTCAAACTCCATAGGAACCAGCCTCCTTCAGGCTGATTCGATAACTGCAGACAAAATTGCCGCAGGCGCCATAACAGCTGACAGCATTGCGGCGCATTGTATCACTTCAGACCAGATAGTTGTCGACGGGGTCGACATCCAAAGCATTGCCAGAGGTGTTATAAAAGAATTTGTTGTTTCAGAAGGCGATGTACATAACAGCATATTAACAGCCGAAATAGAGTCTTTGTCTAAGGCGATAGCCCTCATTTTTTTGAAGCACACAAGGACAACATCATCAACATCCGTAATTAAAGTATATAGAAATGGAGTTTTGGATAGGCAGGTTATTTTGGAGCCTCCAGGAGGCGTTGAACAAAATCAAACTTACATTGTAAGCACAACGTTATTTGGAGTTGGAATATACTGTAGTGACGAACTTGCAACCGCAAAAATATTACTCATATCGTACAAGTAAAAAGTTATGAACCAATATTTTTCAAAGGCAAAGACTATTCGAGACATAGACGCCCTTGTCTTTGCGTATATTCTTGGGCGTAAAAAAGCAGAGATGAGGACGGAGTTCGTAGACAGGTTCGCCAAGTACAAATTTGAGGGGGGGAAGGATTCGCTTGATGCATATTCAGGGGCTGACAAAGTTGAAGTGGGGGACGAAGAGGTCTCGTTATTCAAATTGGAACATTACGCCGAGTTACGCTCAGCTCTCTATCCTCCAGTCGAGGACCTTGCCGACGCGCTTGTAAAAAATGATGCAAAGCAGTTGGCTGCATATAAAGAGCGGTGCCTTGCCGTTAAAAAGGAGTTACCAAAGCCATGATTAAGATTGTCCCCTATACCGAACAGGATGGAATACGCAACCTATCTGATTCTTTCATTGCTTCTTTATATGAAAGACTGATCGGGGAAGGCTACGGGAAGGATCTTTTTTTCGATAAGAACGCCAGATGTGCCGCAGACTTTGTTGCGCAAATGAAACGTCTCAACAAGTTTTTTATCGTGGTCACCGAGGTTGGAGCTATCTTGGGCGTGTTCTGGCTGAACCACATTGAGAATCGAACCTGCCAAATCCATATCGCTTGTTTCAAGGAATTCTATGGAGACGATTGCGTAAAGGCTGGAAAGCTCGTGCTCGACATGCTTTTACACTCCAAGGCATCGGACGGTGATTTTGTTTTTGACTGCTTGCTTGGTGTGATCCCTGTCAGAAATGCCCTCGCCCGGAAATTTGCTCTTGCAACAGGGATGCGCAAGGCTGGGGTTATCCCAAACATGCTGTTTGATGCTTACGTCGGGAAGTCGATTGACGCTTGCATATACTACTTAACCCGTGAGGTGGAATGATGGGCGGCACCAGCATTGAAAGTACCAACACCTACGATCCGGTGATGGGCGAGGCCGCAATGTTGACGGCCCGGGAGTCCCAGAAACGAGCCAATGAACTCTGGGCAACCTATCAGTCTGACTTTTTGCCATATGACAAGCAGGCTATGCAAGCGAACACGGAGATACTCAACTCCATGGTCGACCTGACGCAACAGCAAATTGACCTGAACCAGCAGGTCAATCCGGCTCGGGCAGACGCTACGGAAGCTGCCTACAAAGAATCCCTCTATGATATCCAGCAGGGTAGGGGAATCCGGGATGCACAACGAAGCGCCCAGTTGTCAACGATCAACGACACACAGGCCCTATCCGATAAATTTTACCAGGAAGCGCTCAACGGCATCACGCCACAGTACGAACAGCGCATGGGAGAAGCGACCTCTGATGTCGCCCAAGCCTATGCGACTGCTGCCAAGGATACGTCAATGTCCCTGGCCAGGATGGGAGTTGACCCGACATCGGGCAAGGCGCTGTCCGCCCTTAGTGGATTGGGAGCGTCCAGGGCCAAAGATATTGCCGCCGCCAGGACGTCAGCCAGGGATACCGAGCGCGCCCGGGTCGAAGACACGAACTGGTCTCGCCTGACAACGGGCATGAATGCAAGGCAGAGCGCTTTGTCCGGGATATGGGCTTCGGATTATGGGTCGGTGGCGGCCGGTGGTCTGCCGTATATGAGCGGGACGACCAACTTTACCCCGACATCAAACCCTCTCTCCGCGAGCATCCAATCCCAAGGGCAGGCCCTCAACGCGCAAACGTCCATGGCCAATCGCGTCATGAGTACGACAGAGACATCAAGCGGGGATGCGTTCGGGGGGGTCTTGTCCGGGATAGCCACATTGGGAGGGGCAGCAATTGGTCGATGGTCCTCAAAGCGGTTCAAGACCAACATCACACCATGCGCTGACGCCACAGCGTTTCCGGCACTCAATCCTGTTTCTTTCATCTATAAAGATGATCCTGAGGCTCGGCCAACTCTTGGCTTCATCGCTGAAGAGTTGGCTAAAACGCTCCCTGAGGTCGTATTCTTTGACGATAACGGGCGTCCAGAGGCTGTAGACTACGGCAAGTTGACCGTCATGCTCGTTTTGGAGAACAGGAAGCTGAAGGGAAAAGTCGAGGAACTTGAGAGGGTGTGCGCACAATGACAACATTTAATGATGTAGCGACAAATTTTCTACGTGGGATAAGCCTCGGAAAGAGTTTTAACGACGACGATAGAAAATGGAAGCTCGCTGAGGCGCAGAATAATCGTGCCCAAGAACAACACGATGCGCAAATGTGGCGTGAAAATCAAGCGCGGTCGTTCGCTGACAGTTATGAACAATACAACATGACAGGCGATCCAAACGCATTTCTTGACTACGCTAAGACGTACCATCCAAACATTTTTCCTGATCCTGAAGCGGGATATACCATCACAAAAGATGGTAACACTGGAGACAACACGCTTTTCATGACCGGGAAAGATGGGAATACGACTCCCGTCACCACTCCCTCGGGGACTCCCGTTCAGTTTACTGACGAGAACATGCAGCAGTTCTTGACCGGCCATGTCGACCCGAAGGCATTGACCTCTGTCTACCAATCAAAGCTCAAGGCGCGCGGCGACATCGAAGGCGCGAAAATGAAGGTCGCGGCCGCATCGCTCGACCAAGGGATGGCCAACGCCATGGGCCTTGGCCAAACCGGGGTTACCGACCTCGGCGGGGCGCTGTACCAACTCGACCAGAATGCGGCAGCCGGCACGGTTTCGGTGGGGAACCAACCTCTTGCCAACAAATCATTACCTCCCGGGTTGCACGTCATGCCCCAAGGTAACCAGCTCAGTCTTGTCCAGACTGGTGGAGCCCTGGGGTCCCCTGAGACAGTCGGGACATATGCCACGGGTATGCCACCCGGCGACCAGGCCCGGTTGGCCATGTCCTTGGCCGAAAAGAACTCTCAAGCACCGACAAAAGCCCAGAACTTGATGGCGGGGAAGCTCCGGGCAACGCTTTCCGTGATGAACGGAATCCTTTCCCAATTCGGGGGGAACGGGCTGGAAATAGACCTTTCCAAGCCGATGGATGACACTGCTTTGGCTGGGGCTTTCTCAAGCAACAAAGGATATGCAAAGCTCAAGGAAGCTGCGAAGTCTGATCCTCAAGCGCAGAAATTACTGGAGGCCTACGATGCGCACATGCGGCGAGCTTTGGAATATTCTGAAATCATAAACGCGATTGGGATGCCCCCCCAGCAAAAAGAACAACCAACATCAGCCCTCGGGCCAAACATGCCACCCCAGTCTCCAAATCAAAAGGCGCAAGACGGGTCAATCAAGTCGCCAGACGCGCAAACCGATCTTCCCGAGGGAGCTCGTCAGGCCCAAGATGGTCATTGGTACATCCCGGACCCGAACAGACCAGGAAAATACCTCAAGGTGCGCTAGATGGAATTCATTCCTGTTGATTACGACCCCTTTGCTCAAACGCCGCCACCTGCCGCCCCCATAGGTGAACCGGTTGATTATGATCCGTTCTCCCAGGGGTCTTCTCCCGAGGCAGCTCCTAGCCCTACACCTCCGCAAAAGATTCCAGTGCTTCAGGGCGAACCGGTTGATTACGATCCCTTTGCCCAAGCTTCACAGGTGAAGCCTTTGCCTGTTGATCAGCCCCCTCTTGGCGAGCCTGTTGATTATGATCCGTTCGCAACAGCCGGCCTTAGAAATAACGCTGAACAAATCGCTGCTGCGGCCACAAATCAAGGCGATGCCTATCAGCCTGATCCGCCGGCAAGTGTCATGGAGGGGTTTGATCCAACCAAAACAAAGCAAGGGTCGGTCTCCCCGGAAACGTCCGAGTTTCTTCAACGGGAATTGCCTGAGACATCTGTACCGAAGAAACAGGCCTTGCCGGCGATATTTCAAGAAGCCTTGGACCGGTCTGCCGAGCGCTGGAAAGACCCTATGGCGGCCACGGGGGAACCCGTGGACCCGCAGGCCCTGGAGCAGGGTGCGTCTCCCCCATTCTGGCAGAGAATCAAGGAAGCAACATCCGCAGCCACCCGGGTTTCTCCAGATCGGCAAGCCCTGGCAGTCGGTCTTTCCGAGCAGACAGGAGCTTCCCCTTCCGCGATCCTCAAAAATTGGGACGTGTCCAGGCGACAGGCCGGAATGACCGTCGACCCCAGTACCGGAGAGTTGGTCGGCGGGCTTATGATGGCGCCAGTCGTTGCCGGAATGATGACCAACCCTCTAACAACAGCCGCTGCCCTAGCCGCATTCGAGGCCGCAGATGAGGGCGTCAGTGGTCTTGTGTCGTACATCAACGGGAAGCCGTACCATATCGGTGATCGGCAGACCCTTGTTGATCTGCTGTCCCCGGAGAGTGGCGACCTCGCCAAAGGGGTGGCCGGGGCCGTCGATTTTGCCATCAAGGGTGCCGTTGCCGGCGCCGGCGGCGGCGCTGGTCTTCGAGTTGGTCGAGAGGCGTTCAGGAAAACGACGGCTGAACAGACTCCGTCTGCACAGGAATACATGAGCCCGGAGGATTTCGGGAAATTGCACGACGCCGGCATGGACATCCCGGCCTTCCTCGGAAAGATCGGCCTCAAGCCGAACGAATATGAAGCCGCGTTGCGCAACGGCGTGGACGTTTTCGTTCCGTCCGGTACCCGCGTCACGACCTCCGACCGGCCATGGGTTGAATCGCTCAAGGGCTTGTTCGGCATCAAGCCCGCCTGGGAGCAGACCACCACCTGGAACCAACAAAATCTGGGAGGCATTCCGGCCGAAGCCCCGAGGCCGGGACAGGAGTCGCCGCAGACAGCATCCCCTGAGCCAAATTTTTCGCAAGCAGCGCTGACCACCGAGCCTCCAGCTGAAGGCCAATCCAGCGCAATTCAGAAGCCTTCTGATCAACCGCCTGGTTCACCATTCCGTCTCGGCTCCATCACCGGGAAATACGAATCCGATGGTGATTACGGCATGGTCTCAACGGGAGACCGATGGGGAGACCCTGGCGGCGTCTCGTATGGCAAATATCAGCTTGCGACCAACACAGGCACCTTTGACGCCTTTCTCAAATTTGCCGGAGAGTCCGCCCCCAGCGACCCAGCAGGAAGGGCCGCATGGTGGAAGGATCGTTCCAAAGACCCGGCTTTCAACGCCAAGCAGGACGCGTTTATTCAGGCAACCCACTACGAACCAGTCCGGCGCTACCTGCTCGACAACTACGGCGTAGACGCCAATCAGGTCCCCATGCTGGCCGAAACGCTCTACGCAACAGGCAATGCCCATGGCCCCAAGGGCGCAGAGGGAATTCTCAAGCGGGCGTTAGAAGGGCAAGATGTGGCCGCCATGGCGCCGGCAGACATCGTCAACGCCATTTACGACGAGCGCATGATGCCGGGCGAGAATGGTGGGTTGGCCTACTGGAAAAGCTCCCCAGCCAAGGTGCAATGGTCCGTGGCTCGCCGCCTGGCGCAAGAGCGCTCGGACGTCCTGGCTCTGTCCGGAGACGGAACGGTTTCTTCCATGGAAGCACAGGGAGAGACAACAGTCGCGCCCCAGCAACATGGCGTCGTCCGCCCCAGGGAGACGTTCGATCTGCTGCGCAGCACTGCACCCGCAGGCCAGGCCGAACAGACTGGTCCTCCTGCCGAGCAGCCGGCCACGCCCGTTGAAACTCCGCCGCCGGTCAATGCGGACGAGCAGGCCTTGTCCACGTTTCTGGGCCAGGAGCCCGCATCACAAGTCGCCCCCTCCATTTCGCCGCAGCCAAGCCCGGGCGAGACGCCCTTACCCATCCGTGAGCCGGCACCGGTCCCTCCTGCGCCGGCCAAGATCGAGACGCCGGCCGTCGATGTGTCGCAACCCACCTTGGGCACTCCGCCGGCTGCGACTGTAACGACAACGGCCAGCCCGACGCCACCCACGTCCGTCACGCTCAACCTCGCCCCAAGGATTGAGGAGCTGTCCGCCCTGCCCAGCCGAAAGCTTATGGCCATGGCCAAAGAGTACGGCGTTGTCCTGCGCGGTCCGACCAAGATCCAAGACTTGGCTCAAATGATTGCGGAGGCCGAGGCCGCGAAGCAGACGGCCGTGGTGGAGACTGCCGCACATACCGCCGCGACGTCTCCTCTCAACGAGCTTCCACAGCCTACCGAGCCCCAGAAGCAGGCTGGCAACTATCAGAAGGGGCACGTCCGCATCCAGGGCCTGGACCTCTCCATTGAGAACCCAGCCGGGTCGGTGCGTTCGGGGACCACCCCCGACGGCCGGGCCTGGCAGACCCCCATGCAAAACCACTACGGCTACATCAAGGGTACCAAGGGGAAGGACAAGGACCACCTCGACGTGTTCCTCGGGCCATCTCCAGAAGTCTCGCCCCGGGTGTTTGTGGTGAACCAGACCGATCCCAACACAGGGGAATTCGACGAGCACAAGGTGATGGTTGGCTTCGACAGCCCGGAGCAAGCCAAAGCCGCCTACCTGTCCAATTATGAGCCCGGCTGGCAAGGTTTTGGTTCCATGGCAAGCATGGACATGCCGGGGTTCAAGGGGTGGTTGAAAAACGGCAGCCAGAACCGTCCGGCCGTGGACAGAAAACCACTCCTCCAAAACAAGGGGATGGGAGGTGCCTCAAGACGACCACTTGATCAACCAGGGATGGTCCCTGTCCAGCAGGGCCCAGGCCTTCAAGAATCAATCTCTCCGGCTACGGCAAGTACCCCGGACGAGGGAATGCCTGTCTCCCCGGTCGGGCAGGGCGAGGATTCCCCGGCCTCAGTGCCTCCGATGCCCAAGCCAACCACAGAAAGTGGCCCATCAGCGGAAGAACTGGCGCAACTTCCGGTGCGCCAGTTGCGCACCATGGCGCAGGAACATGGCGTCAAATTGGCCGGACCGGTAAAAAAGACCGATCTGGTCCAAATGATCGTGGAGGCGCAAGTACAAAAAACGCCCTCCGAGGGTGGGAAGGATTCCAGCCCTCTATCTGACGTACGCTTCCAGCGCACCTACCAGGGGTCACCCACGCGCGGCATCGAGCGAATGGACGATGCCTATCTCGGCACGGGTGAGGGCGGTCGGAGAGAAACCGAAAATGACTATTCCGGGGCCTACGGGTGGGGACATTATTCGGCGCAAAAAAGAGGAACGGCGGAATGGTATCGCCAAAAACTGGCAGAAGGTGAGTCCCTTCTCCTTGACGGATATCGTTTTGAAAAAACAAACGATGGGTGGAAAGAAGAAGAAAGTGGGAATACTCTTGATTATAATTCACCAGAAGATATAGCCCTTAACGCTTTTAGGAATGAAACGGGGAAAGAAGGTCTTGAAGAACGTATTGCAGAGCTAAAAAAAGACCAAGACATCCAAAATTTCCGTGGTGAACTAGAGTCAACACAAAAAGCTCTTGATATATACGATTCAATTGAAGAAGCAAAATCCGGACAACTCTACCAGCTCGAAGTCCCTGACTCCGACAAACTTCTCGATTGGGATAAGCCGCTGAGCGAGCAGCCGAAAGATGTTAAGGAAAAGCTCGAAGCCAATGTGGTTCTTCCAGATAGTGCAATCTACAAGAAAGGTTTCCCGACCAAGGAAGAACTTGTCTCCGCATCAACGGTCGACGAAATGGTGTTTGATGCCAAAGGTAATCTAAAACCTGGGCTTGAGGTTCGCCAGGGCACCGATGGGCTTTGGAACATCTATGAGGCAACATCCGAAACCGGACGTGAAATATACGAGGAGCTTGTTGAGGCGAAAGGTTCTGCAAAGGCCGCGTCCCAATACCTCAACTCTATCGGCATCCCCGGTCATCAGTACCTTGACGCTTCGTCCCGAGGAGAAGGCGAAGGGACGCACAACATTGTTACGTATTCTGACCGGCATATCGACATCACCGATCGTTTCCGGCGTGGTGAGCCCAGCGTCGGTGGCACGGCCGCGCCGGGTATCCGCGAGGCTCTGCGCCCGGCCCTAGCACGCTATCCGGCCATCGCCAAATCAATGGATGTCTACGATTCCGAGTCAGATCTTCCGTATAGACTGCGGCGCAAAGTAGAACGGGCCGGCGTCTCCGGCCGCTTTCACGGCATGTATGATCCTTTATCTGGACGCATCGCCATCGTCTCCGGGAATATCCCCAACACAAAAGTTGCCCAGCAAGGGTTTGTCGAAGCCTTGCTGCACCACGAAGGTCGGCATAAAGGGCTGGATCGAGTTTTTGGCTCCGCCAGGATGAAGCAGGTCTGGATGACTCAGGCAGCCGAGACGATCAAGGCGGACGTTTCCGCCTGGCTTAAGGACAACAACCTGGAAGACACGTCCGAAAACCGGGCCGAGGCGGCCGAGGAAATTCTTGTCGATTGGGTCAAGAAGGGAAAGGTCCATGCGCTGGTCGACAAGTTTTTGGCCAAGATTGCGGCTTGGGTGCGCTCCATTTTCCCAGACCTCAAACTGACCAAAGCCGAGTTGCGCCAGATGCTGGCCAGGGCCGACGACTGGCTGCGGGGGGGAGAAAAGGGCAGCGCCCGTTTATTTGGGGGAAAAGAGACGGCCCCGGCGTTCGCACGCGGGGAAGCCGGCGAGACCTCCAGTTACAGCGTAAATGATGCCACCATGCCGCGTACGGCCAAGACCTTTGCCGAGGCAAGGACCGCAGCGAAAGCCTTTGTCGGCAAGGAATTGGCGAACGACGCCACGGGAATGGTGGCCACGGTTTCCAATACGACTGTCTCGAAGATGCTAAGCGAAAGCGCTGTCCGCAAATCGGTGTCGCCTGAAGCCCAAGCTTACGCCGTGGCCAATCTTGATAAATTATTCAAGAATTCCGAGGCACTGAAAGTTCACCCGGACAGGGACGGAAACGAAGCCATTAAAGCCATTCATCGAATGTATGCCCCGATGCTTTTCCAAGGGGACATCCTGATCACAAAGATGACCGTGAAGGAGTTGCGGGAGCAAAGAGACGGAAACCGAATATATTCGGTTGAGACTATGGAAATAGAAAAGGCCGCAGGGAACTGGGTGGCCTCAATTCCTGGCCGGAACCAGGAGAACTCCACCCCACAAGCGGCCTTCATGGAAAAAATAAGGGCTTTGCAGGCCAAGGTCAAGGGAGAGGCAGCCCTTGCCCATGGGCAAAACGACGAAACGACCTTTTCTCGTTCTGGACAATCCGGACCGGATGTGGTGATACCGGCCCATGCCCAAAGAATCACCCCCCACTCGCGATCCTTGGACCGTATCGTTGGACGAGACCTCCGAGGAGAACCTTTCCACGCCGGAACCTTCAAGGAAGTCTCCATTGATGCGCTGCCTGATCGTGGACACGGCCAAGTGGCCCAAGGAGTGGCAAGACGATTTGGAAAACTTCTTAGATTCTACACAGCTCAAGGGGAAGCTTTAGGGATTCACGGCGTCTATCTCCCGGGAAAGAAAACGATCTTCGTTGACGCCCGGAGCCCTTTGCCGCACCTTTTCGTCCTTGGGCACGAACTGACCCACCATCTGGCCGAGACCGCCCCGGACCTCTACGACCGCCTGGTCAATCTTCTCGCCCCCCATCTCGACAAGACCGTTTACGACACACTCTACCGGGAACAAAACGACCTATTCCCCCCTGGCCGCCGTGCCGAGGCCAGAAAAAACGGCTTGGTCCAACAGGAGGTCATCGCCAACGTCGTCGGCGAGCAGATGACCAAAAAGGCCTTCTGGGAGGACATGGCCGCCAAGGAACCAACCCTCTTCCGACGCATTGCGGATTGGTTGGTACGTCAACTCGACCGGATTCTCCAGTCGTTCTCTGATTTCGAGCGCGTCAGTGAAAAGGCGTTTACGGATGTTGTGGCGGTTCGGAAGGCCGTGGCCGATGTCATGACGGAATTTTCCAGAAGAACGCGCGGCCGCGAAGAAAGTGCTCCCCCGCGCTACCAGCGGTCATCCTCGCCAGGCTCCGGCAGTGAAGCCAGCTCCCCCGCTGAGGGGGTAACCGGACGCCGAAACCGGCGCGAAACAGCCCCGGAGGACCTCAAACAGTCCCATGCGGTCAAGCTTGAGATGCCCGAACTCGTCACGTTGGCCAAGGGGCTGCTCGGGCAATACCCGAAGGTCTACGCCCGGTTGTTCGGCCGACGTGTCGGCTCGTTCCACCATGGCATCGGACACACCTCGGAAATCAAACTCCGGGCGTCCAATTACATCGGGATCGAGCTGGGGTCGGCTGTCGTCAAAGACCAAGCCGCAGCCGATGCGTTTGTGGACTCCATCCTCAAATCCCACAAGCTCAAGCCCGAGGACGTGACCGTCACCACAAAGGCCGCCCCAGGCAAAAACCTCTCGGTCTCGGTTTACGATACGGACCAGGACTATGCCGCTGAAGTGTTGGCCCACGAGATTGGCCACCTCATCGACTACCTCCCCGATCAAACGCTGGCCAGGGGGAACGTCCTTGGCCATATCGCTTCGCTCAAAAAATACATGGGGGATTTCTTGGCCAATGGGCCCCAGGGCGATCCGCCGCTCACGCCGCAGGACAAACTGCGGTTGAAAAAGGAAGCCACCAGGCTGGCCCAGGGCAAGGCTTACGAGATCAAAATCGACGAGGAAATCGAAAAGATTGTCGGCGGGGTAACCCCGGATGAAATCCTGTCCATCTGGCGCGATGCCACGGCCAAAGACAAGCTCCCGGCCGATCTCTACAACTATGTGGCCGGACTTTCCGGGGTCGAGAAGAAGTCCATTATGGTTCAGGCCCTCAAGGGCCTGGTTCCAGACCAGATCAAGCGCTTCACCAAGACGGTCAAGGTGAAGACCGGTCGGCTTGTCACGCAGACCGTATCTGCCCCTGTGACCGAAGCCGACATCACGGCCGAATACGAACGCCTGCTCCATGCTGAAATAGCCAAGCGCCGGCTCTTTTCGGCCGCCGACCTCACGACGGAGCTCAAGGCGTTGACCAGATGGTGGGACCCCTTCGACCCAGCGGCCAACCCAAAGTACACCGCCTACCGGCACAAGAATACCGAGTTGTACGCCGATGCCTTGTCCGTGCTGCTGAACGCCCCTAATGAGTTGGCGACCAGGGCCCCGAATTTCCATGAAGCATTTTTCAACTGGATGATGTCTAAGCCAAAGGTCACAAAGCTGTGGCGTGACCTGCAAACGGCTGTTGTGACCGGTGATGTTCAAAAAGATCGGGTCTCCAGGATTTATGACATGTTCCAGAGAAGCGATGAGGCGTACCGGGCAAAGTACGACAAGCCGCTTAAGACAATGACGCCGATCAAGACGGCGTTCATAGATCGCTTTGCTCCGATTTACGAAATACTCACCGGGCCAGGACCCAGATTTGCGCTGGAAAAAGCGGTCTATTCCGGTTCCCAGAAGGAAGGCTATCTGCGCGACATGCTGTACCGCGTGCAGACACCGCTGGAAAAAGTTGGCCTGACCGCCGACAACCTCGGTGAATACCTGTTCCACCTCCGGGTTGTTGGCGAGCGTGATAAGATGGCCAACCCCTTGGGTATGACGGCCAAAGCTTCCCAGGAACGGCTGGACGAGATCGAAAGCGGCCGCGTCTTCAACTCTAAGCAGGTCGAAGCGCTTAAACACGCCGAACAGGAGTTCCGCAAAATCAGAAGCAAGGACATTACAGATTTTATGCGAAAGTCTGGAATGTTCTCTCCCGATCTCATGAAAAGCATTACCGCCAACAAAGTGTACTCCACCTTCGATGTCTTCCTCCATTCCGTGGAAGAAAACTACGGCCGGGGCGTCGGGGCGCTGATCCATCAGCAAATCGGCACGCACCAGGAGATCACGAACCCCTACACCGCCACGCTCATGCACGACTTGGCCATGATCGGGTCAATCAACTGGAACACGGCCAAGCGGGCGGTCATCCAGGACGTCATTCGAGGGAAAAGGCCTGGACTCATCGAGCCGGCTGATCAGCGCTTCAACGGGAAAGTCATGGCCCCGGTCGAGCCCAAAGACCCGGCCAAGGGCATGATCGCCTATATGGATAAGGGAGAAGTCAAGGCATTTTATGTGGATAAGATGGTGGCCGACGCCTTCAAGTCAGGATCGGCGGAAGAGATAAACGCGCTGGGAAAGATCTTGTTCTATGCTGCAAACCCGTTTCGATTGCTCTTCACACAACTGCGCCCGGGATTCCAACTCTTCAACATTATTCGCGATGCCCGCACCCTTTCCCTCAACCTGCCTGGTGCGAACAACGAGCTAAGGGTAGCTAAGGAATACGCCAAGGCCATCGTCCCTGCCTTTCAAAGTGCCTTTGGGTTGCCCAACGAGGTCGTGCGGGAGATGGAACGGCAAAACATGCTGCTGGCCGTGGCCAGCCCGGCTGACCTGTCGCGGGAGGACAGACAATCCGAGCGCCTTTACCAGATGTACGGCCTTAAGCCGAAGCTTTGGAAGGCACATGTGTTCGGCCCGCTCAATGATGCCGCGACCTGGATTGCCTTGTGTGCCCTGAAGGCTCAAAACACAGCTTTCAGTCTTGGGGCCGCCCTGGAGCGCATTCCGAAAGTTGCCGGCTACACCTACCTCAAACGATATTTCCCAAACATGAGCGATGACGAGATCGGCCACCGCATCCGTTCCCATGCCGGATCGCCGGCCTTTCTCATGCGCAGCGTTGCCCACTCGGTGACGAACAACATCTTTCTCTTCTCGAACGCCTTCGTGCAGGGCTGGCGTGCCAGCCTGGAAGTCATGCGAGAAAGCCCGCAGTCCTATTGGTGGAAGTGGACGAAATGGTCCCTGCTCCCCAAGGCGGCTATGTTGGCGGCGGCGGCTGGGTTGCTTGGTGCCGGAATTCGTGAACTCATGGATGGCGTCAGCGAATACGACAAGACCAACTACACCATTATTCCCCTCGGAAAGGATTCGAACGGGAAGACCGTTTATTTACGGCTACCCATGGACGAAACAAGCCGGTTCACCGGGGGGCTTCTTTGGAAGACTTTCGGAGCGGCGGTGGACGTTGCGCGTGACCGTCCTGTGCGCTTGGATCGGGCATCCCAAGTCCTTGACTTCACGGCCGGGCAATTCCCTGGACTCCACCCGGCCATCACAACTCTTGAGGGAGTCGCCAATTACGCCATGGGGCATAACCCTTATGACCCGTTCCGGCAGCGTCCGGTCCTTGACGACACGACCTTCACGGCCGGCGGAAAATACGCGGCCAAGGATATGGCTAGGTGGGCCTGGAACAACCTGGGCGGTGGAGTCGTCTACACCTTCAAGAGCGGGGAGGACATTCCCAAGCTCAAGTCTGAGTTCGAAACAATCGTCGGGCTCCCGGGGCTTGGGGACACGCTGGGGAGGTTTCTCAAGGTTTCGAATACCGGCATTCACGAGCAACTTCGGGACGCCAAGGTTCCGGTCAATCAAGCCAACGCACGGCTATTACTCGATGTCCGAGCGGTCGCAGCGAAGGCCCTGAACAAGGAGCCGCTGACCGAAGGCGACCAAAAGGCTATCAAACTCGGGACAAAGAAATTCGGGAATGCCCTGATGAAGGGGCTCCTGGAGTCCAGGGCTACGCCTTTCATTGAAGAATACATGAAGGCCAACACTGCGGCGGAAAAGAGAGCTATTGTGAAGCGGTGGGGAGAGATGCAGAATAAGTAGCTTGGTAGAACAGGGGCCGATCATGAAAGACGGCCCCTGTTCTGGCATTAAGTTAAAATACTTTTTACCTTATCGTCGTCCAAATCTCGCCATCCGGTCCCGTTGTGATCCAAGAGTTCCCGCTCGGCACGGTTCTGTAAATATCACCGTTCGATCCATAGGTGATGTTCATATTCCCGCTTGGGATGGTCGTGTAGGTAGTCCCGTCAGGAGCCCTCGTGATGGTCGGAGCGTTCGGGGTCCGATAATCAGGTGGATATTGTGCAAACGACGTGCTGGCGGCGACCAGAATGAAGACGATAGCGGCCGAAAATCGTTTCATGCCTCATCTCCTTTTTCTGGCCGATACCAGTTTTTACGTCAAAATGGCAAGGACGTCGTCACGGGTTGTCTAAAAAAACAAAAACGCCCCGGCGGCCGAGGGGCTACCGGGGCGTCGTTACGTATAAGCCAGGGGGGGGACGGCTGTTTCTGGCGGCATGGGACATCACCTCCTTCGGTACGCTTTTCTTCTTTCGTCCAGTCTCCACGCCATTCCCCGGTGGCCCGGGAATCGGCGTGAACGCGGGGTGAAAATCGGCATTCAGCGGCCTGTCACGTCGGAGGGCGCGTGGTATTTTTGGTGGTACAAACACTCTAGATGATACCACCGTGGTACGGACTCAAACGAAACACATAGACAGGCGGCGTAGAAATCTCAAGTATTTAACATGTTGGAAAATTGTTCGGATATGGTGCTCAAGTCGAAGCTGTAGCGAATTACTTGACTATTTTAAGCGGCGTGGTCGCGCCCGTGGTAAAAGCGTCCAAATTCGCAGCTGTTTTGCTTAGGTCGATGGCAAGCCCTTGGATATACCTTTCCGTGTGGGCAAGACTCGAATGACGAAGAATGAGCTGCACGTGACGCAGCGGCTCCCCGTGCTTGACCAGGATTGAACCCACATAGCGCCGCATTGCGTGGAAAGGAAAATACCGGACGCCGGCTCTTTTGCACAGGTTGCGTAGGAGCCGGCGTCTGCTTTGCGCTTCCTTACCAGTCTTTGGCGATGGCAGTACTAGGGGGTTATCCTCGTAAGGTGTATGCTGCCGCCATTGGCGAAGCGCATTAGCCAGCGTCTCGGCCAGCGGAACCCACTGGGGTTCAAGGACATGCCGTGCATTTTTACGGCTCCAAAGGCAAATCCTTTTCCCGGTAAAATCCACGTCAGCCCATGTCAGCCGGTTAACTTCCTGCTCTCTGGCTCCAGTCAAAAGATAAGAGAGAAGCCAAACGCGCTCCTCTCCAACGGCCACAGCCAGCACTGCCATGACGTCAACCTCCGGCGGCGTATACTGAGGCCGGCGCTCAATGGGGTAGGGCGGTACTTTTCGGACAGGGTTGGTGGGAATATCATAAAGACGTTGAGCAAAGTTCCAGAAGGAAAGGAGGGACGCGCGGTCATCATTGGCAGCTATTTTGCTTCGTGTTTCGGCTTGGCGCTCAAGGTACCCATGAACGACGGCCGCGCCTATGGTTGCAATTGCGGCGTCGGACTCGATATAGGCGAGGAAGGATTTGATAACGCGGCGCTTAAGAACGCCTGTTTTTGGTTGAAGAGTGTTGTCCACGTGTTTAAGGTAAGCGGCGGAGACCTCATATAATCCCAAAGGTTTTGAGGTAGTCGATTCCTTCTTTGCTGCCTCCTCCCACGCCCTGGCCTCGCGTTTTGTCTCGAAGCTGGCCGACAGCCGCTTTCCGCCCACGCGGACGACTGCCCTCCATTTCCCCCTGTCTTTGTAGGGCACTTTGCAGGCCCTCCTTGGTAAAAAAAATGCGCTGGCCTATCTTGGTCCCGCCCAGCTCCCGCCAATGCTCATAAACCCATGCCCTGGAGACGAGCAAGCGCATTTCCTTGCGGACCTCATCCGCCGTCATGATTTGCATTGATCCTCCTCCATCCTTAAAAACCCCCCGCACCACCCGCGCCCCTTGGCGTTTGGCGTCCAGTCGGCGTTGCTGACCATCTCGCCCTCCGGGACGGGGCATACCCGGCGCCAGCAGTGCTCGCAGATTGGGGCGTTGTGGCCGGCGCAATGGGTGATGTCACGATACACTGGCATTTTCCATCTCCATTATCGCCCACGCCAGCCCCAACAGATATCTGTCCGATACGGGCTGGCCTGCAAACAATCTGTTGATCGTTCCCACGCACACCTCACCAAGTCGGTTACCTTCAATGGCGCAGGATGCCATGGCCTCACGGTATTGGCTAAGTTTCTGATACCCAACGCCGCAGAGGTATTTAAGCGCGTTCCGTGCGGATGGATGTGGTTCTGTTGGCGCGAGAGTCCCGCGTTCATCTTCCATTAAGGGTCTCCTTCATCTTCCTGGCCTGCCGCACACTGATTCGCAGCGGCGGCGCAGTGTCTGGCGCATCAGCGTGGGCGAGGATGGGGGCGAGGGCGGCGCGGAGACGGTTTATTTCGGCGTTAGCCGGGTGACGAGAGCAAGACTTCCAGTGGTCTACATCGTCGTTGGTAACTGCTCTGCCACAATGGATACAATCACCCTCGATAGATGTACGAGGTAGCGCGTTCCAGGCAGCGACGGCGTCGTGAGAACGGATTTGCCGAACGCAGCGCAAACAAATGACCATCCCTGGGTTGTACGGATTGTCTGGCTCAATATACTGGACGTTAGATTTGCCGCACCACGGGCACTCCCTCAATTCATCCATGGCTGGCCTCCTTCAAAGCAACTCAGGCAAAATGCCTTCGCCAAAGTGGTCAGCAAGCGCGATGACAACCTTCTCTGCTTCGGCCTTGCTCAGTGATAACCGCGTCGATTGGAAGCCGTTCCAGGTGATGCACAATACCGCCTCGTCCGGGAAGTCGGCCAGCCGTTCGGTTTGTGGTTCGGCCCAGGCGCGAAATTTGTCGATGCGGTGTTGTGTCGATGGAGCAAGATCAGTCTTTGGCATGGCTGGTCTCCTGGTACATCCGAACCAAGCCGTAAGCCACGCAAGGGTTGCTACAGGCTTCGCATTCTCGCATTTGATGGTTTGCCAACACGTCCGCCTTTTCGACGATCCCGGCCAAGCGGTCGCGGTCCTGGCGCACTAATTCAAGAGCACGTTCAGCGACATCACGCTCCTGGATAATTTCGTCCTTGAGCTTTTCCAAGCGGTCACGCTCCTGGCACAACGCCGTGTTCTCGGCCTCAAGCATCTCAATAGCTGTTCGCCCGTCGAACTTGACGTGGTCGTCCTGCCAGCGCCCGCCGACATCCAGCTTGGCGGCCATGTGGATGATATGGCCCTTGGTCAGCCCGTCATGCTCATGGCGCTGGGAAATCCACTGGATAAAATCGTGTAGGCCCGTCGAATAGTTGCGGACGCGTTTGTTGTTGCTTGCCAACGCCTCATTCTCCGCAAGCAACTTCACAAGCCGCTCATCCTGCCGCTTGATGCGTTCCAGGTTGATCTTGTTTCCTAGCTCAAGGCCGGCGCAACGGCCTTCGAGGCGCGACTTTTCGGATAGCAATTTGACATACGCCTCGCACGGATCAAACCCGCAGGGCTGGCCGGATTCGGAATGGCTACGGATGCACATGGTCAAGCCCCCTCCCGCCCGAAGTGGCGTTTTCGTCGGGTGTGGTGGTGACGTCAGGTTCTTTTTTTACGTTCCTGAAAAATGACACGGTGTAGCCTTTTTTTCCGTCTTGCACCCACCACCGATGGTGGTTCCCGAAGTCTCCAGGCCGTGGACGCCAACCATGAACGCAAAATGGGAACAAAGACGTTTCGCCGACATCAGGCACAAATTCCGTCTTGCTCTCGTGCTTGGTGCCAACGTGTCCAAGCTGTTCCGTTGAGGTCTCGATCGCACAAGGGAGTCGTCCTGTCCCGGTCAAAGCCCTGGCAAAGTCTGCAAGCTCCAGGTGAACGGTCAACACCTCGGAACAGGCGTCAACATCGCCAATCGTGATTTCGACACGTTCAACACCGTCGTTTCGAGTAGGACTCGTAATGTCAATGCGGCCTTTCAAGGTGAGTTTAGGCATTCTCCACCTCCGCCTCGACCGTCTGTTCCTCAGGGATGGGCAGGTCGGCCGTGAGCCAATACAGTGATTCGCCTTCATCCACTGGTTCGACAGCTAGATCACACACGTCTTTCTCTTCGCCGTTTGACCACCCACAGGAGTTCCATTTTCCGTTTTTGTCTACCGCGACCGCCACCTTTACCCGCACCGTCTTCCCCTGCGGCTTCGGCTTCCCGGCGCGGAGGCGGTCGATCTCGTCGCAAAGGGCATGTATCTCCAGTAAAGACAGGTCACCTTTGGATCGCATATCGTTCGTATCGATCATGTCTATTTCTCCTCCTCATCGGCGGCGTCGAGGGCGGAAATAGCGTCACGCAAATCTTGGACAAGCGAAGCATCACAACAAAGGCTCAAATCGTTCTTTTCCGTCTCACGAACGAACCGCATTACCCTTGCCGCTTCCGCCACCTTCTCAAGTTTTTCTATCCGCTCACACGCTTCACGGAGAAGGGTGGGGGCGGAAATGATAAGATGCGCGTTAGCGATCATTTCATCACGAGAAATAACGTATTTTCCTGTGTAGGGGTTTGCCCTATTGAGAGAACAGATTGTCTCGCCAATACAGACGTCGTAATGCGAATCGCTTTCATCGCCAGCTTCCCATGGTTCTTTGGTCGCCGCGTCCAACAGCGCCCGCACTTTCCCGGTAAAGTCGATTATACCCATCCCACCACCTCCATAGCTTGCTCATACAGCCCACTTCCCGCCTCTTCCCCTTCTTCGCCAGCCCTCTCCAGCATCGCCCGCGCAATAGCCTCCACGGCGGCTCCCAGGCTCAACCAGCACTGTGCCCGGCCTCCTGGCCAGCAGCAGACGACATCGTGAATCACGGCGTCCAGATAGACCCACCAAGCGGCCCAGGCTGTCAGTGAGAGAGGCACGTTCCCGACGGCTGCAATGCGGACACGCTCGATCTGTTGTATCTCAGCATCGGCACGCTTTTTGACGGGGTTGGCGACATGGCCCTTGGGATCAGCGCCACACGCCTTCATACAGCGCGGGAGCCATTGGTCTACGTCGTGGTAGAGGGCCATCAAACCGGCGTCGTCCTCGAACTCTTTTGCCCATATCGTGAACCAGATGGCGAGGTGTGATACTTTTATTTGGACTGTGCCACAATGATAGGCCGCGATTTGGCGGGCGGTCAGAATTGGGGGATAGGTCATGACTTGGCGTTCTCCTTCGCCTCTTCCTTGGCTCCTGCAATCATGGCCCGGACGAAGAGCGTGCATCTATCCGGGTAGGAACCTGACTTCATGATGCCGCGCGGATTGCAGATGGCGTTGCAGCCGAAAAGGAAGTCTTTGAAATCAGACTGGACATCAGTTTCGTTCACGCGAGGGCAAGTCATCCCTCCACCCTCCTCACTTCGACCCCCCACACCCAGGGATTGGCGTCCCACGGGTAGCGGGTGCTGTATTTGGCGTCCCACGTCTCCTTGGCCATGCTTTCGAACCATTTGCCGATGCAAAGTTCCTGCACCCGCACGCACCCCACCCCAACCACCTCCAGCGTGATCCTGGACGCCCAGGCCGGCATGGTGGCGGGGGAACGCCAGCGCTGGTCAACTTGCGCATTTGGGGATGTCTCGCGATAGACGACGCGGCCGTTCTCCACGATATCGCCACCGCCTGTCGTCGAGGCTTTAACGACTTCTCCCCATGCCTCCCGGCAGCGCAGCCGGTCCCCGGGGACGCCGAGGGGGCACTTAGCCTCGCGCCACACCCCGTCCTTGCATTCGCGCATTGGCGTCCCGTCCTCCTCGATGTCATGGACGTGGCGCAGAGATACCGGCCGCACAACCAGCCCCAGCCGTCCATCCAGAGCGGCGCGGACTTCGTGGGGCGAGAGGATGAGGGAGCGGGTGGTCATGATTGCACCATGGGAATATGGACGTAGTACCATGGCCTGCCAGTTGTGCCCCTGACACATTCATCGCAAACGCCTTTGTCTTTATTGGCGCAGTTCGGGCACTCTTTACCTCTTCCATCCACAGCACGTCTTAAATCACCAGTCCGGCGTTCCCATTCTGGGCTTACATAAATTGCCATGACTATTTTCCCCTTCTCTCCCCTTGCGCCAGGGCGTAGGCGGCGATTTGTTTTGGACCTGTATGCCGAATAAGTGTGTTGCATGACGGACAGTAGAAATATTGAGGCCCCATCCATCCGCACTCCGTACACACTGCATCACTGCCGTCGCGGATGTGCTCCAGGGCAACGCGGTAGATCGCTTCGCGGGTGGTCATGACGTCTTCCTTGTAATGCGGCCCTGAAAATGTTCTCCTTCCTCTACTTTATAATCAAATTCCCTTCCAAACGGTTCACAATCTACGTCGTCGTATCGACCTGTCTTCGCTATCTCCAGGGCCTCTTCTGGAGAGTCAGCCTCAATCATGGACCCATGCCTCATTTTTTGGACCCAAGTAACTGTGTAAATTGTCATCTCTATTCCTCCCCATCCTGCCCGCCCCACGGTTCCAGGATGTACGGCGCGGGCTTTTGCTCCATGTCGGCCAGGGCGGCGCGTTGCTCTCGGTATCCCTTGGCGAAAACGCGCACATTGCAAAACACGCAATCCGCGCATTCACCGTCGCAGTCATCGCAGACGTTTGCCGCTGTCTCGGCCAAGTCGTCAGCTTTTTTGACAAGCTCCTTCAGCCGATATTCCCTCTCGCTGATCTTCGGAGCAAAAACCGTTTCACCGGTCGTGCGGTCGATCATCGGCGTCCCCGGCTCTGACCACTGGACGCCGTCCATCTTGTCCCAGGAAGCCTGCCACGCCGAGTCTGCCAGCTCCCGCTCCCCGACCATTTTCACCGGCTGGGGAATATGGTCCCCGCCAATTGTGCTGGCGTCGGCGGGATGGGTGGCGCCAGGGTCGGGCACCATCCCCAACAGTTCCTTGGCGCGGCCAAAGGCGGTCGTCAGCAGTTCTTTGTACGTTCCAGGTTCGACGGGATGGGGGATGGCTAGAATGGAAACAAAATCCCGCAACACCTCTTCCGCCCGTTCGGCCCTCTGCCGCATGGCCGCAAGGGAGGACTCGGCGGAAGAGGCGCGGTCAAGGGCCGGCTTGACGTGGTGCTCATAGAGACCAAGCAACTCGCGTTTGATGGCCATCTGCTCCTTTCGATCAAGCAGGCCGAAGTTGTGACGCCACGTCATGCACATGGACAGCAAGGCGCTGTCGACTATTGGATCACTCATCTTTCCCTCCACGTAGCCACCAAGCAAAGGCAGAAATAGCCATGCCCATGAAAAGACCGACCCAGAAATGATATTGGCCGGTCATCCCCGTTCCCCTTCTATTCCGGCGAGCACAGCGCGGGCACGACGAAGGTTACCAACCGTTATTTCTGTTTCGTTTATCTGGTAAAACGTCCTATCGTCTCTGGAGTCTTTATACGGCGACACGTCCAGGCCAGCGAATGGCCGCAACGCTTCCATTGCTTCATCCCGTTCCCGCACGGCGGCGTCACGCTCGGCCGTCAGCCGCTCGACCTCGGCAACAAGCTTCTTGTTTGCTTCCTCTACAGAATTCATGTTCTGGTGCGGTTCCCATTGAGGAAGATTCGGATCAACTTCAACAAGTGCCGCATACGCCTTCTCCGCGACCAACTCGGGCGTGGTTAGATGGGCATAGGTGCTAATCCAGCCCAAGGCCGCTTGATAAATTATCGCGGCCTTTTCTTGCGCGCCCAGTTTCTTCCCGATCTCCCTCGCCAACTCGCTCAACATCAGCTTATCACCAACGCCTAACGCGGTGCGGATATCAGCAATAGCAGCAAGCAACGACATTTCCAGGCCGCCGCGCTCCAGTTGTTCGGTGGGGATGCCGGCGCAGGCGTTGACGCAAGTAACCATGCGGCGGGCGTCTTCCTCCCTGTAGAAACGGCCTAGCTGGCCGCCACATCCCTGAGTGTGCCATATTGTGCCGTCGCCATTATGCACCCATGGCTCTTTGGTATGCTCTTTCATTTCTCACCTCGCGCCGCACGGAGGGCGTTGTTGATAAGCTGCATAGACTCTTCGATGGTTGCTTCAACGACTGCATCATTGTCAGGATCAACCATGTTTGAAATAAGTTGCCATTGGGCAAGCTGCTGCTTCAACGCCTCGTACAGCAGCGGGGAGGCGGCCATGACGTGGGCGTTGGCCTGCTTGTCTCTCCGACCTGGAGTGCCATCACAATGGCAAGGTGCCATTGACTGCGTGGCTCCAGGCAGGATGTCAGACGGTTCCGGCATCGTAGCAACGACGGTGTTGCCATTTTCATCTTTGCGAACCCGCCACGGCCCCCGCGTAAACTTTGCGTCCATCATCTCCCCCAACAAAAAGACCGCCCATTGGACGGTCTGTAAAAGTGTGGTCTTCAACCTGGGCTATGAGGTGGCGTTGCGTCTGGCTGCTTCCACCGAACGGTCGGCTTGGGTTCATTCCGCAACGCTCGCGGATAACGTCTCTGTCGGACAGCCAGCATCTTTCCTCAAAGCCCAGGCCAGAAGCCGGCCCCGAAGGGCCGGGGGGTTAGGACTCCTCCGCTCGGATTCCAACGGCATCGAGAAGGTAAAAGATGCCGTCATCATTCCCGACCCAGCTTTCAAAGTTCATCAAAAGGATGTCTTCCGGGGCATCATCTTCCGCCGCGAACCGGACAAGAGTGCTGTCATTGTCCAGCATCACGACGAGCTTGCCCGGGTTGTCTCGGAGCCACTTCCAGCGTTCCAGGTCGGTAATCTGGTTGTTCCATTGTGTGGCAATGGCCTCGTATTCTTTCCGTTCCACAATGCTCTCCTTTGGTTGTCCCCGGCCCCTCTCCCGAAGGGCCGGTCTGAGGCGGGGCTAGGCCGGGATGGCCGTCCATTCTCCGCCGTCAAGCCCTTCGATGCAGAGATTTTCCGGCTTCAACATCTCATCCACCTTTGCCTCAAGCGTTTGGCCGTCCTGGTGTTCTGCGGCTTTCTTGACAACCCAGGCGCGGAACTTCGGCGTTTCGGTCATTCGTTTGAACGCCAGGCGCTTGTTTGTGTGCTGGCTCCGGTCGGAGCGGGATTCACCAACAGACCCTGACTCCCGGTGAATAATACGCACGCCGGAATCCGTTTTGTTCTGGTGTTGGCCTCCCGGTCCACCAGATCGAAACGTCTGTATCTCAAGGTCGGCTTTCGTTACCGACGCTACGATTTGCTTGCTCATATGCCCTCACCTTTCCTGCCGGCACATCGCCGCAGCCGGCGCAATGGATTACGCTGCTTTCTCGACTTTCACGGTCTCGCGCAATGCCCGGTGCAACACGTCCACAACCTGCCCAAGCAAGTAAAGCCGTTCCAGGATCACCCCGTCTGGGTCATCGTCATCCGCCTTGGGCTCAGTTTTGGGGAGCTTGATGCCGGTCATGCCGAAGTCGGGGGTAAGGGTCAGGTCGTAATGGTCTTCCTGACGTTCGACGTGGACCTTGGCTTTCACGACTTGCGCCCCGGCCAATTGCTTGACCGCCTCGCCCACATTGCCAAGATCATCCGTCGTCACGGCCACGGTGGTCATGGTGCTATGGAGCGTGGCCTTGTTCTCAACGGTCAGCAGTGTTTCCCCGCCATCGATCTTGATGCCATCATGGTAGGCCGCCGTCAGAAACCGCACGCCAAACCCCTCGCCAAAGGGGTCTTCCAGAAGGGTCTCCGGCGTCTGCTCAACCAGTTTTTCGCCCATCATGGCGAACCACAAGGCCTCGAAGGTTTCCTTTGCCTTGGAGCTAACGGACCCGAAGAACACGCGCCCGGACATGAGATCCACGGCGACATCCACGATAGAAGGAGCCGGCTCGGTTTTGGCCAAAAGTCGCAGCTTGACTTGCTCCTTGATCTCGCTCTTACGAGTTTTGGAGATGAACGCCTTGGCCGCTGATTCGCATTCCTTGGCAAAAGCCTCGGCCAAGTGCTTTTTCATCACGGCCCCAGGGACGCGCCGTGTGTCCACCCGCAAGCAGAACAGGGCAAAATATCCGGCGAAATTATGCGCCATGGGCCAGGACGCGGGGTCAAGCGGGGTATCGAAGGGGGTAAGCCCTTCCCCGCGCTCCTGCGCCGTGCCGTCGATAGGAATAAAGGCGAACTTTTGAAGCAATTCGTCGGTGATCGCGTTGCCCTGCGTTGTTTGGTAAACCGTCAGGGCTATTGTGCCTAATTGGAACCCCATGAAAATTTCTCCTTTATGAGTAAACGCACTCATCCTGTTTTATAAGGTTGTGCTTAATAAGCCATTCTTGTGCATTCTCATAAGCGGACATACACATGTGATTGTAGTGTCCGCCATCCAGCAGTGTTCCTTGTGCGAAAAGGTCAAGAATCAATTCAGCCATTTCGTCGAAGTCAGCCTTTGGCATAGTGATCATTTCGACCGGCATGGCTTTGCTCCTTCCTCCCTTCAACCTTCCTCAACTGCCTCCGCGCCCTATCCCTCCGCGCCCGCGCCCCCCCCTGCCTCTCGAACTCCCTCACGCGGCGGCGGAGACGATGGACGGTGACGGTTTGCTTGCGCTGCTCGTGCATGTGGCCTCCTCGCGGTTCCTGGCGGCTTCGGCCCCCTTGCCACCGATCATCCCCGCGAGATGCAAAGCAACCAAAGCGGCACATATCAGGGCAAGCGCAAGTTGTATGAGGGGCCTACTGATTCGCCAATTCATCGCGCAGGTTGTCGTCCCGCTGCTGGCAGTCCTCCTTGGCTGCCTCCACTGTCGGGAACTCCTCGGCGTCAGCAGCCGGAATAAGCTCAGCGTCCGATTCGCAGGTCGAGAACTGGACCTTGTTATCCCGCAGAACCGGAACGATACGATAATAAAACGTCGTTCCGTCCTCTTCCTGGTACGGCCCGGCCGCCTCGTAGTGGGTATTGTCGTAGCGGTCGTATTCTTCAGTCCATCCGAGCATGGTCACGCTCCTTGATGCTTTCCACCTTCCTCAACTGCCTCCGCGCCCTGGCCCTCCACGGCCACGGCGCGGCCTGCTCTTCCAAGGCCTTCACGCGGCGGCGCGCCCGGGCGACTTGGGCTGTTTGCTTGCGCTCGTGCATGGCGTCTCCTCCTGGAATATCTCCAGAGGTGAATAGCTTGGATCGTTCCCGTG